TGCTTTCTTGTAATCAATTTCTAAGTTGTCCATAATATAAAAACTGTGTTAAACGACTTTTATTGTAGCTTGACACAGTTTAGTTTACACTCTCGCAGAGCCTAATGCCCTGCTTTTTACTTGTCTTCACGTTCTCGTTTCTCGGCTATAGCCTGTCTGATCCACGCGCCTTTGTTGCGTCCTAGCGATTCGCAAAACTCAAACGTTTCTTCGTTTACATGCGTCACAACCCTATAGATGAGTGCAGCTGCGCCCTTGCTCGGTGCTCCGGCTCGCTCTCTGCGACCACCCCACCCTGGATGCTGACTGACCTTGCATTGCTGAACCTTGCCCTTGCTATTGATGCGGAACTTCATTTTCAGCCGGTCATTTACCCAAACTTCAGCAATTACCGCATCGGGCGTTTGCTGAAGGGTAGATTTGGCGATGCCGATAAGATAGGATTTATCCTTGAAGAAGGTCTCTGTCTCATCGAGTATCGCCCAATCATCGTAGATTATGATTCTTGCCTTTTCCATATTCTCAACCTAATATTGCCATCAGTATCGTGAATAAGAAGATAAAGAGTACGAACCATTCCTGTTTACTCATAGCTTACCCCCTTTCTTCTTCTCTTGCGATGGTAAATTTGAAGTGCTTTCACTACCCTGTGGTCTTCTTTCCAACCAAAAGAAGCTTTAATCACTCGTTTCGTCCAATATCGTTTCTTCTTTTCTGAACCTAGAAGTATCTTCTTTGCTAGTCTTGCTTTCATTGCTTACCTCCTTTCTTCTGATAGGCTCGAACCCTACGGATAGCCTTTGCGATTCTGTGGTCTTTGCCTAAGCCATAAGCATAAACCATGATTCGTGGTCTCCAAAAATAGTTTTTCTTTCTACAAAGTATCTTCTTCGCCTGTCGTAATTTCATTTTTCACCTCCTTCCTCGATTACTCCTATCGGTTTGATGTCGTTCACACTTTCATCCTCGGTGAAGAATGAAACCTTCATCATGTCGCTCACGTAGGCCATGGCCACAACATCTTCATGGGCGTTCTTGATGATACAGATGTCTCCTCTTACCTCGTTCTGCATTTTCAGATACTTCACGGCTGCATCCTTCACCGCCAAAGGATTCATTTTCTTTGTTATCGTCTCCCCCGACTGAGGGAAGACGAAGATAAATTCTTGCTTGTTCATACTGCTGTCTGTTTTTGTCTTGTTTGAAATCTGATATATATGCTGCGTGTATCTACATCAAAGTAGGCGTCTTTCTGCTCGTTAAATCTGACACAACCTTCTTTCCTGTACTTCACGCCATTAGTCTGCATAAGGGCGTTGCAAATGGTATCACTCCACTTGTACGTTAGGGCAAACTGCTCTTTGCGTTCTATCACGAAACAGGTTCCTAAGAAGACAACTTCCGTTACTTCTCCATCAACATATCCGCAATAGTTCTGCTTTCCTTCGCCAATATTGCTAGCGCAATTCTTGCCGAATATACGTGAGAGGGCAACTTTCTTTGTGCCCTCGTCAATCAATTCTATTTTTCTTCTTGCCATATTAATCTAATTCACTTTCTGTTATTAACAACTCATCAAACATAATACTATCCTTGCATGAGCAGCTCCATGATGATTCGTCCTTGTCTTCAGACACTTCATAGTTATCGGGATATTCCTCCTTGTAGAAGTCTAGGATATTATTCTCCTCTTCTGCCATCCGCTCCTTGGCTGCGGTCTTGGTAGAGTAAACTCCGATAACATTAACGCCCGAATAATCTTGATTGTCTGCTCCGTGCTTAATCAACACAAATACTTTCTGTTTCTTCATCTTACTCGCCCTCCTTCTCTTCTACATCAAATATAACACTTTCCAACTCGCCATTCTCCAAACAACCCAAATCGTACAAACGTCTTGCGGTATTCTCTGCGTCTTCGGATGATGCTGCGTCTAGAGATACCTTGTAGGTGATTTTCTCTACGATTTCTACTACATACCTTTTCATAATCAAATCCTTTCTTTTAAAATTAATACTTGGTGGACGGATGGTACGTTGCAACCATCTGTAGCGGCTTGAATACCGCATTCGCCCTATATATAAAACAACAACAACTTCTATTTTATCTTCTCAAGACAAGTGCTCTTGTCTACGCTTACATCTCTTCTACTATATCTTCAAAGTTCTTCTTCTTAATCTCCATAGAAATCAGACTTGCTATGTCTAAGACTTTCGTTTCCTCGTACTCTCTGTACGTATCGTGAATATATATGCAGAAACTATCTATCTCGTATCTGTCGCTATTGAACAGAGTATAGCCTGATGTAGGAAAGCGGAAAATGATTCTGCTCCAATCCTTTTTATCCAACAGATTTTTAACAACAGAATTAATCATACTCAAAATGGTTTGTGAGGGAGATTTCTCTCCCTCGGGTTAAACTTACTCCTTCAACAGACTTTCTACAAGTTCTTCCTTTGTAGAGAAGACGTCTGTACCATAGGTGTATCCATAATCATGTTTTAATAGAAGTTTGCAACACTCCTTGTCTTTGTCTTCTCTCTCCTCAAGAACGATGCGAGAAATCGTTTTCTCAGCTATCTTGTTATCACGCAATAGGAAAACCTGTTGACCAACATAGAAGTTGGTTTTAAGATTTGTCTTTGCTCGTTCCTGTACTTCCCAATCAGACGATAATTCCATACATGCGTACACTTCCTTGCCTTCTGAGAGGTCTTTTGTGATGCGCTCGAAGATTTCCTGTTCTGTAGGCTCTCGCTCTTCTCCGGTCTCTTCATCATCGATGGTGTAAATACTATATTCCCAACCTTCCTTGTCTACAAGTTTGAGTCCGGCTGCCTGCGCCTTTACTACTTCTTGTATGGTGTTAATCTCAACTCCTACAAAATTGTCACTCAATCTAACTGCCTTAGTTGTCTTCATAATTTTATCTCCTATAATTTAAATTTGTTACTTGTTATTGTTAACCATTCTAGCGGCATAAGTTCTGCCGATAATCTCGTCTATCTTTGCTTGCTGCTGATAATCTGTGCAGTCGGCAAAGTTCTCCTGTTCCTCGTAAAAACGTGCTGCATTCTTCAGCTCATGGAGTGTTGCTTGGGTGTAGTCCTTGTTAGGATCAACTTGCCTAAGGTTCTCACATGTCTTGCAATACTCGATGAAGTCTACTAACAAAGATTTCTCCTCGCTCTTGCTCTGCTGCATTCCGGCTCCCATGAGTGGTAGGGCAACAATCGTTGCCGCTACCAAAGCTATCTTAATTCTCTTTTTCATATCTTTACTGATTTAATTTCTTGTTTATCTCTTTTAATGTCTTGTATGTCTCCGGAAACAACTCCAAATGTGCTGCCATGAAGACTGCGCAACCAACTTCCTTTGCATAGGCTGATGTTGTTGTTTGATAGAGTAATGCCCTAATTGCGTCATACTCCTCGTCTGTAAGTTCTAACTTATTCTTCTTCATTACTCGTCCTCCATGTCTTTTGCTGCTCTCAGTCTGTAGCCTGTAAGACTGCCAACTAAGAAGATTAATACATAAATTGTGATGTCCATAACTTAAATCCTTTCTTTTAATTGTTATACTTGTGCGGTCTCACGGCTTGAACGTGATGTGCTCCTCTATTCGCTGACCGCTCCATGTTACTTCTTGCCAAAGTTGAAGATTCTAACGAACTGATAGAAGGTTTTGTGTCCTACAAGGTGAAACAAGTCTTCAAAGATGTACTCCTTGCATTCCTTTGTTCCTTCTCTGTACACATCTTGCATCTGCTTTGCGGTCATATAACCGCTAGTAAGCCATTCGAAGAATAATGCCCCTAAACTCTCATAGTCGTTGTTCTTGTCATAGAACTTCTTCTGCTGCTCGTAAGTTTTGTTCTTTCTCATATTCTTATCTCCTATCTTTAAGATTCTATACCATTTAATTTAAGAGCGATTGCCTTTAAGTTCTCAATTCTCTGTTGTGCATTCGGTGTGAGTTCCGCACCACAAATAAGAACTGCTTGTGAAAGGTTCATTACCTTATCGTATATAGCGAGAGTGATGCTTGAAATCTCATCACTTGTAAGCGTTATTGTCTTTTCCATTTTCTTATCGTTTTAATAGTTCAACTTTGCTTTAATCTCTTTAAACTCCTTCAATCGCTTGTGCGTTATAGGAGTATCATCGTGGCTTGAAATACATTCCTCTAGAAGGATTATTCTATCGTTAATAGCTGATGTAATATTATATATTTCACCGCCTGTAAGTGTTATTGTCTTGTCCATATTCGTTTATTTTAATCTTGTTATTATTGCTTTGATGATAGTCTCACAACTTTCTGTTGAATACTCACTCTTACGCTCGTAAGACGTGTAATAGTTGTCGTATCTGTCCTTGCTGCGTCCAACATACTTGTAACCTTGCTTTTTAAGGCTTTGTTTCAGCATCTCAACTTCGTTATCGTTAAGATACTCCGTGCATATTGGCTCCATTGTCACTCTGTCCGCATATCTTTCGATTCTGCGGTATTCTACGAAATTACTTGCTGCCATATCTATTCTATTTAATGGTTCGTTACTCTTTCCACCAATCGGAAACGTCACTTCTCTTGAGGTGTCTCATTTCCAAAAACTCTTTGAGGGTGCTGCAATATGTGTTCATAGAATAGCAATCGCCCTTCAATATAACATGAACTTCTTTAGCCATAGTCTATATGTTTTTAAAAGTTATCTATTCAAATGGTTCAGAGTCCAAACCTCCACAACCCACTCATACCCTACATTGTTGCACTGGCTTTGGTTCATCCGTCTGATGTCCTCGGCTTGCTCCTCCGTAATGGGTTCGCAGTCCAACTTCATTAACTTCTTGATACTTGTTTCCTTGCTAGTCCCGATGTAAATCAATTCCATGCTCTCAATAGAGTTCCAAACGTCTGTTCGATAAAAAAGATATACTTCCATATTGTCTCATTTATTTTAGGCGTGGGGAGGGGCGTACGCCCCGTGGGGGCGCTGCCCCCTTATCTCCCCACATTGTTACTTACCATTCATTGCTCATTTCATACACCCAATATAAGCCTTCATGCTCTAAGGAGTACTCTTCTGCCTTTTCTCTTGTGTCGAATTGTGCGACAACTTCGGGTTTCCTGTCGGGTTCGCAAATGTAGTCTTTCACTACTATGTAGTCCTTCATGCACTTGCCTTCATCTTTGAACACAAGCACATCAACAAGTTTACCTCTGTACATTACAGGGAACTTCCCGATAAACGGATATTCTCCCCAAAACTCTTTGATGTACTCATCATTGTCTTCATATCCTTGAGGTTGAACCTCATCTTCGTCTAAAATTACGTAACCTTCTTCAGTATATCGAAGGTCACAAATGTAATAATCTGCTAACTTTGCCATAGTCTTTAATATTTATAGTCGTACAACTGAGCGATTACGTTATCGTACAGGTCTCTTGTCTTCTCAACGCTGCTTTCCTTCCAATGAAATGGATTCTCGTTTGCAGTTCTTCTAACTATGTTGGCTAATACCATAGCCTCAGCCTTAGTCAATTCTAATAAACACATCTTTGTTTGTTCCATTGTCGTTGTTGTTAAAATGTTCTACATACAAAGTGCAGGTGTACGTTTGCGCCCAACGTTCACAAGTTACATGTGACCTAACTCCCTTCGTTTAACGTCCGTGGGTTGACGTGTTTCGATGTTTCTCTAGTCTAACACGACTAGCGTTTTTACATCTTGCGTGATGAGTGTTTGAGACTTCTTTGTCTTGTTGCTTTGAGAGTTGCAACTAACTCGGTGTACGTTGTCCTCGGTGTTTTGCCTGTATCATCCTCAGTGTTTTGCCTACTTAACCCTATTTGTATAGCGTTCGTTACTAGTCAAAATCTCTAAATGTGCCATTGCTACGCTTGAGAAATCAAACCAACTTGATTTCGGGTGCAAATATACAGCAAAACTTTATTTCTGCCAAACATTCAGTTAAGAAACGCTGTTTATTTAACTATCATTAATAAAGTTATGCTGTATTTTTACAGATATTAAGCAAAGTTTCGCTGTTTTTTGTGTACCTTTGCAGCCAAAAAAGTAAAGTAGAACTTAATTATGGTAAAGATATATTTAAAAGAGATTTTGAAAGAAAAGGGCAAGACTTCTAAAGGTTTTGCGGAAGAGATTGGTGTAACCGCTGCGGCTATCAGTAATATTATAACGGGTAGAAACTTTCCAACATACGACCTTCTAGAGAAAATGGCTAATCACTTAGAAGTTAAAATGTCGACCCTTCTAGGAGAAGAGCCATTAAGGTTGGTGGATGATTCTAAGGAGTTTGCGTCCTTCATTCGTTATAAGGGTATTCATTATACCGCTGATACCCTTGATGAATTTTTTAAACAAGTTGACGAATTAAAGATTATAGCAAGATGAAGAAGTTATTTATATTAGGCATATTGGCAGTAAATGCAATTTGTATCTTTGCGCAAGACAATAACAAGAAATGGAGACCAGAAATAACTTGCACTGAGGTGTGTGGAGTTAGATTTGGTAGTTCTTATGAAACTGCCAAAGAGATCCTTAAAAGAAAATATGGTGAACCCGATTATTTTGGAACAAACGAAAATACAATTGTTTATCACTACAAGTCGTATGGCGGTATGAATTTTACATACATATCCTTTGATTTTCAGCGTGATGGTGCTTTCAGCTATATGAACCAATGCGTAATGGGATATGATTGTAAAACAGCAGAAGAAGCAAAAGGTAAAAGAGATACTATTTGGGAGAAAGCTAAAAAGAAGTACCCTTTTTGCCATTGGGATATAGACGATAATGGATTCAAATACTATGAGAGTGGTTGCTCTCCTCTAGGAGGGTTCGGCAACGGCTTTGTTGTTGATGTAGTAAAGTTTGATGATTCATACAATGGGTATAGATATTTCGCACGCATCATGTATGGACCATACAACTACGTGCAAGAAGACTTCTAGGGCGTCAGCCCCACAGGGCATGGGGAGGGCGCTTGCGCCCGTGGGGGCGCTGCCCCCTTATCTCCCACGAGGATTCTTCACTCTCACCCATAAGGAGAACACACAAGAGAAGAGAGAGAACAGAGAGAGTACAGGGAACCACACAACCAAAGAAAACAATATCCCTAACTAGGAAAAAATATTTCTCCAACTAGAAAAATAAAACCTGCCTAAATCATCTTCTAAAAGCCTTAATTCTAGATGAGCGCATTATCTTGCACAAAACCATGAAATCTACGAAAAACCCACAAAATCGGCTCTAATCTGCTTGCAAATGGCTCTTAAACGGCTCAAAACTTGCGAATTTGGGAGAAATCCCGACCAACTGCCCGAAAATCGAAAAAATCGGCAGAAATGAGCGAGTTTAGCGTTGATTGTGGGTGAAAAACATTCAAGAAGGTTGAATACGGCTAGTTAAACTTTGCTAACGAACTACTTGCGTGCGTGCGTACATATTAATGCAAAAACACTTTTTTTGTTTGCAAAGAATCTTCTTTTATGAAATAAGAACTTTCTTTACATTATTGCTTTGTTGATCCTTAGGAGAGATTGAAACTAACTTGCTTATAATTAGACACTTGTCTTTTCTTTACAATAATCACGTTTTCTTACAAAATGGGTCTTCTAGAGGGAGAAATGGGAGGAGAAGAAGGGGGGAGTTGCGCCCCGAGAAAGAAATTGGTGGGATTTGGGCGATTTGAACGAGGTTGGAACACGGCAAAACGAACCTTCAAATATTATATATTTGCCCTCGAAACATCAAATAATTGCAATTATGACGGAAATATTATCAAAAATCCCAAAGCATTTGACCTCTTGCCCTGTACTCACGGACAAAAAGGAGTGGATATTGGGTGCTGCTGCCTTGGCTGGCGGTGTTGCGTCTTCTCTCTTCGGTGCAAACAAGGCGAAGAAGGCAGCTAGAAGGGCAGCAGAAGAGAACACGTACAGAACGAACGCAGAGAAGGCTTGGTACGACAAGAACTACAACACGGACTATCTTGACACGAAAGCAGGGCAAAACCTCATGAGAAGGGCGAAGGAAGTACAGGACGAGTACGTTCGCAAGGCTGATGGTGCTGCTGCCGTTGGTGGTGGAACTGCTGCAAGCGTGGCGATGGCGAAGGAAGCAGCTAATAAGGCTATGGGCGACACGATAGCCAACGTAGCGGCACAGGACACGGCTCGCAAGCAGCATGTGGAGGACGCTCACCTTCAGAACACTCAGCAGTTATCTAGAGAACGTCAGCAAATCGAGCAGCAGAAGGCGCAAGCCACTAGCGATGCGGCTCAAAATGCGTCAAATGCCATGTTCAATTTCGGTGTGAACCAGTTGGGGTCAGAACTCGAAGGTGCTAAGGCGGTGAAAACCAACGCTTTAGACTCAAATGGAAAGCCAATTGATAACACAAATGTATCACACACCATGAATGAGACCGCTCGTTCTGCTGCAAGCGACCATTTGGCTGAAAGCATGATGTCTCCCGAGGAGAAGAACCAATACCGCTTGAAGAAGGCAGTCGGCTTGTCGGGGCTTGGGTAGCAGCTAGAAGGTGGAGCTGACGAGCGACAGGTAAGGACGGCAAGGCAAGGTGGACGAGGCGTAACAGGCGACCCCAAGACCCCCACCCCCTTTGACCACCGTTGCAAATTATAGTAGAATAATACAAATAAAGAAATTCTGCCTCCCCCCACCCCCTTTTTCTGGATTTCGGTTTTCCGATTTTCCCCACCCCTGAATTTTTGGGAAGTGTTAATGAAATTAAACATAAAGATTATGAAGATATTAATTAACGGAAAAGATACCGCAGAGCTTAGCACATTTTGCAAATGGTCTGTAAAAGATGGCAAATTGTTCAATAAGAATACTCGTCGATTCGAAGGTGTAGATGGTGATAAAGTTACTTTCATTAAAGAGAATGGTAACAAATATGAAGGTACTGTTTCCTGGTATACCTGCTATCAGGTTATTCCTACGAAAGAAACTGGAGTCGAAATTCTATCTCCAAAAGAAGTTTTATCCGTAGAAATAGAACATCGTTCAGTAGTTGAGGAGCTTAAAGGTGATGAACCACCCCTAGAAAAGTCTCTTGAGGAATCCAATATTTTTTATAGACGAAATAGACAGTACGATCAGAAAGTACTCGAATATTTAATTAAAGAAAATGTTAAGTTTCCTTTTGCATTTTATAGTTACGCTACAATTATATCTATATTATTGGCTCTGGGTATTATATCCTTATTTGAGTTTTTATTTTAAGTTAAACATTAAAACAAGATAGATTATGATATTAGAAGAAGCAAAGAAGATATTGGAGAAAGAAGGTTTCCACTTGGTTTTAGAGAATAAAGTCATATACCAGGATGGCGCGATAAGAGAATTTGAGAAGCCAGAAGTTTGCGAAGCCATAAAGGTAGCCAATGCAAATAGATGGACTGTTGGCTTGTCTCCTACAGAATGGGATGAGCGTGAGGCTCGCTTGAAGAAGGAGTATGGAAAGAACACCAAGGCTCCTGGTGAAGAGCAGTCAAAGGAAAAGAAAGGTATCATTTACCCTTCAACCTCTCCAAAAGATGATTTTTACTACAAACATGTTCTTAATGAAGGGAACCCTGCCCTTAGAGAAGCATCCTCCCAGTTCAACGATGCCTTGTTGGATGAGCAGTCAAAGAAGATTAAGCGTCTCACTAAAAAGATTGCCCGACTCAACAAGATCATCCATAAGAAGAACTTAAAGATTGAGAAGTTGAAGACGGAAAGTTCTGAACACCTAGCTGGTGAGGTTAAGCTGCACGGAGAGACAGTGTATTTATCACAGAAGTTATGTGATAAGAATGAGGACATTCTCCTTTCAAAGATTCGTGAGAAGAATCTGACCGAGGTGTGCCAGAAGTACGTGAAGGAGGTTGAGGATTTGAGGAAGCAGCTTGCCAATAATGTTGTTGACAAGATTGATGCTCAGGCTTTGAAGAGTGCCGAGAGTGCTCTCGCTTACAAAGAGAAGGTGATTGCAGAGAAGGACGAGGTGATTGCCGACTTATGTAATGAACTGGCGGCTACCAAGAAGGAGTTGGAGGAGAAGACCAAGCTGGTTGAAGTGGTTCGCAAAGGTTCTAAAGAGTATCGTGAATACGGTATTGAAGCTGTAAAGATGATTCGGAAGATGGCAAAGGTTATAGTTAGTTATAAACCAGTAGTATCATTAAAAGACTTCAAAGAATATCGCCGCTTAGCGAATGGCTACAGTTTCAACCCTCAGCTGTTTGATTTTAGCGAGGAAGATGAGAAGAAACTTTCTCTTATCAGAGACGATTCTGTTGGCGCAGTAACGAACGAGAAAAATTGTTCTCCTTTCAAAGATACTCATCCTACAGAGGATAGCCCTGAGGAGGTTGAGTTGGATGAAATTCTGGAGTTGTTCGTAAGGCTCTAGAGGAAGGTCACACGGTTACTATAGATTATAAAGATTAGCTATGGAAGTAAACAATAATCAGAATACGCAGCAGCCTAGGAAGAAGCCAGTAACTATCGGCGGCTATCCTGAAGCTGTGTATGACCTGATGAGGGCGAAATATCCCGATTATGATCAGGTAATGAATGGAGGCAACGGAGCGCCCGCGGTGGTAAATGGCGGTGCTGGCGTTAATTTCTTCGGGAATGGGGGCGGTGCTACCGGTAAGTTTGAGGCTCAGCCTGTTCAGACTGGCGCAGCACCTATTACAGACTTCACCCAGATGCCTAAGCAGGAAGAGTTCGTTCCGCAGGGAAGCGGTAATGCTAACCCTGCCTTGGGACCAGTACAGACTCCTTATATGGGCGATGCAGCAGAGAATACTCCCCAGCCTCAGAGCAATTTTGAGGGAATGCCGCAGCCTTCTACTGGTTGGAATGCTGACGGAACACCTCGCTATGATACGCTTTCTACTGCTCTGAGCGGCTTTCAGATGCCGCAGGAACAGCAGGTTCCAGAGTTTGAGGCTGACCCTAAACAGAGGGATGGCGGCTTTTTCAGTTGGCTCGGGAAGATTATGCCGAAGAGCAGACCGGGAATGAGAGAGGGTGAGACTCCTGACGAATATGACCGCAGAATCACTACCAACCGTGAGAATATCGCAGCCTTTGCCGATGCTCTTCGCCACATGGGAAACATAATCAATACTTCGAAGGGTGCGCCTCTGCAGGTGTTCAACGACCATACGGCCATGATGGAACAGGGTTATCAGAACCGCAAGGCTCAGAGACAGAAACAGGCTGCCATTGATGCGGATGCTGCCTATAAGCAGGCAAACCTCGACCTTAAGAGTGCGGCTGCACAGGCAGACAAGGTTTATAAGGAGTATCTTATGGGGATTCGTGGTGAAGGTAATCAGCTTGCCAAGGATAAGTTTGAGTACCGAAAGGGAAAGGATGCTGCAGCTGACCAGTATAAAAAGGATAAGGATAAGCGTGACTTCGAGTATAAGAAGGGGCGTGACAAGGTGAAGGATGAGCAGGCTAGGCAGCGTCTGGCTATTCAGCAGTACAACGCAACCCATAAGGGGCGTGGCGGCGGTGGACGGTCAGGCAGGAGCGGTAGCGGCTCGGGAGCCAAGTACTGGTTTGAGGATAAGAACGGCAAGATGCGCTATCAGCCTAACAAGACCATGTGGGAACAGGAGTACTACCGTGAATACGGCAAGCTTCCGCAGGGCGAGACATCAACTTCTACCAGTACAAAGACCATCAATCCGAAGACTGGCGCAGAGGTAACGACCACCACAAGACGAAAGGGTGCATCTGTTACCAGTCAGGCAGCAGCTTCGCAGAATGCGGCTAGGAATGCGAGAAACAGGCCGAAGCCTGCAGGCAAGTCGAAGAACGGCTATAAGAATACAAAGAAACTTGGATTATAAACATTAATATATAATATATGGCTGGAGATAAATTTGACCAACTTTATAACGCCTTGAAAGCCGATGGCGCAGTATCGGGAACTAGAGAACATTTCAGACAGTTCGTGTATGCGCCTGGCAAGCAGGGCTATCATAACAGAAAGCAGCTCTATGATGCGCTTCACGCAGACGGTGCTGTTTCCAGTAAATCGTATGAGGAGTTTGCGCAGCGGCTTGGACTACACGCAGTAAATCCTAAGCCTCAGCAGCAGAAGCCAGTTCAGCCTGTCAAGAAGCTGACAATGAAGCAGAGAGCGCAGGAAGTGGCGGCGCAGTATCGGAAGCCAAGGCAGCAGAAGGCTCAGCAGCCTAGAACGGCTACTACTTCTGGTACAGACTACATGCAGAACTGGCGGTTGATGCACATGCGTAACGACCAAATGACTCCATTGCAGCAGGCTCAGGCTAGTAATGCGCGCGCACGCATGCAAAGAGCACAGGAACAGTCTGCACGTCAGGAGCAGCAGAGAGCTACCCCTATCAGCAGAAGCAGAATAACCCCTACTTCCAAGAACTACAACGAGACGATGCAGCAGCTTTCTACTCCAGAAGCTCGCAGGGCTAGAGGTAAGCAGCAGAGAGAGGACGATGCTAGAGCATTCGCCCAGTATGAGGTGGAGGGTAACAAGTTCGTAAGGAATGACGGCCAGACCGAAGGTATTTTGGGTAATGATCTTCTCAGTCTGGTTGATTCTTCCATGAACGAGGCACAGGAATTGACACGTCAGCAGTATCAGCAGAACCTTGACAAGATGGGCGGCATCTATGCGCCTCAGTCGGTAAAGGAACAGGCTTTCCGTGATGCACAGACACAGGAGCAGGTGAACCGTCAGAACGTTCTGATGAACAATCTCAGCAGCAAAATCAACGAGATTTATTCGCAGAAGGGAATGCAGCGCCATATTGCCGAGAGCGCAGAGAAACTGAACATGAGTGTGGAGGAATACGTGGACAAATACGTTACTCCAGAGATTATGAATTATGCTCAGAAGGCTCTGACGATGCGTAATCAGGAGGAAATCATGCCTCATGATGCGCTTGACTATATTGCCAAGAACCTCAGCAACTCTATTATCGGTATGGTGGTGGCTCCATCTGTGATGTCTAGAGATACACGACAGAGATTGCAGGAAGGTATTGCTATTGCTGATGGTGATGCGGAGATTCAGAAGGTTGCCGGCCACAAGGATGAAACCTATCGCTCGGGAATCGGTACGAGATTCGCATCTACTGCCGTAAATATGGCTGCAGATTCTGGTCCGCTTGCCGTAATCGGTGCCGGCGCAAGTGCTGCCGTGAATACAGGAACCCGAGTTCTGACTAACGGACTGGTGAAGGCTGGCGTGATGAAGGCAGCTCAGAAGCTTACCTCCCAACAGATGGCTTTCAAGGTGGCAAACATGACAACCGCACAGAAAATCATGTCGGGATTGGGAACCAGAACGGCAACAGGTGCGCTGAACCTTGCAGGATATTCGGGTGTGACTGCTGCCTTGAATCAGGCTTCTACTGGCGATGATACTTCGCTGCAGGCTATCGGCGAGGCTGGTCTGAAAGGTGCCGAGCATGGTGCGGTAACGGGTGCGATGTTTGGAGTTTCGGGCGCAATCATGTCTCCTTGGGTTTCCAAGTTCGGAATCACCGGCATGGAGAAAAGTACTGGAGAGCGATTGCTGCATGGCGCGCAGAAGTTTGGTGCTACGACTGCCGGTCTCGGCGTTGAGGCAGGAACCATGATGGTTGCCGATAACGTGACTGGCGATAAGGATATTTCCTTTGGTACTTGGTTGGAAGATGTTGTGATGGTTGGCGCATTCAAGGCTGGCGAGCCTAGTAACTTCGTGAAGATGGGCAATATTCTGCATCATCTTACTCATAATAGCGGTGGTAATTTCGTGATTGGAAAGAATGCCAACGGTTCCCCTATTGCCGTGGATATTCGTCTGACTCCTGACGAGAAGAATGAATTGATTTCTTCTGCATCGGGCAAGAATCTGATGGATGCTTTCGTAAAGGTGGACCGTGCATCGAAGACAGCTCCAAGAGATCCGAAATACAAAACAGCATATACGGATTTTATGAACGACCCAGACGTTTCTCAGAGCACCAAAGAGAAGGTGAATGCGGCCATGGGACTGTTTAACACGACAAGAGGCAAAAGCTACCGCAGCGTGAACGACGTGAAGAACAAACAGATTCTTGAATACACCAAGAACGGAACGCTGCTTACACGTACCTCTTATAAGAATGCCGATGAGCGCAGAGCTATTCTTTACAAGCAGAAGCTTTATCGTGATAATGACGATATGATGTCGCTGATGGGCTACGCAAGGATGAAGGATATGCAGTTCATTGATGATGATGGAACTGTCACTAATCTAGCGTTTAGATTCCTCAAGGAAAACGGATATGACGAGAATAAGGATATTACAGACCCGAATAATGCCCGACTGATTAATGAGTTGCGCAACCAGAAGAGTGCGCTCTATCTTGACTGGGAAAAGTATGCTGACAAGAACGGTTTGCTTGGCTACCTCAGATCAGAAAGCAAAGGTTATACTAATAACTTCATGGCTTCTATCAAAGAACTTCTGGGTAAAGAAGGAAGCATTGTTATTGATATTGACAAAATCATGCGCAAGGACCCAATGAAGCGTACCGATGAGGAGAACAGAATCTTCTATCATGTGAAGAGAGCACTCGAAGATGAGCTTTTCCCTAGCTGGAGACCACACGCAGACCAGTCTGCAAGCCAAGGTAAGACGGTTGCCGAGGAGCATAGTCTGGGAACAGACAATCCGGATAGCGGCGTGGTAGTTGATGAGTTGCGCAACCTTCGAAACGCAGAGCAAGCCATTGATGCAGCGATGGATAGCAACGATGTGTTCAAGCAAACCTTTGAGAAATTGCACCAGCAGGGCTTGACACCGGCACAGATTTACGATGCACTCATTCAGAATGGATTGATGCAAGAAGAGTTGACCCCACTTGCCCAATATATTAATGCGAACGCTAGAGTGCAGGGTATGCAGCAGGCTACTGCTGATGCCATCGAGGAAAACGTGAAGAGTTTTATTTCTGATTGGAGCTATCACGGAACTTTGAACGGTCAGGCGATGAATGGCGAGCAGGCTCTGTACGTGCAAGACAGCAGCGGAAGAACACTTCTTGTTGGTTCGGGTGATGTTGCCTTCGACCAGACTACAGGTAGGGCCAAGGAAGGTAGCGGTGATATGCTTGTCTGTCTGGACCCTAATACAAAGGAATTGGTTTATGTGAAGGCAGACGAGGTTACTCTGGTTCAAAATCAACCTATCGACCAGTTTGCTGCAGAATATCGTCAGAGATTGCAGATGAAGAACTCTGAGCCTTACAATCAGGCAGCACAGGAGCAGGCTATGTTGGATGCTGCAAAGCCTCAGCAGGAAAAGGAGTCACCACAAGATAATACCACAAAATCGGAAGATAATACCACAAATGGTGGTGATTTAACAAAAGATAATACCACATCGGGCGAAGATAATACCACAAATGAGAACTTAGCACCACAAGAGCAGCCTCAGCAAACCCGAAAGTTTGCAGATGGTTCCGATGTTCCTATGGTAAAGGACAGCAAGGGAAGGCCTACACCTGACTATGAGAAAATGACTCCTGAGCAGAGTGCGGAGATTCTTACTGAGGACTTCGGGGAGAATGCCGAGAAGGTGGTGGACGGACAGATTCAGAAAGCAGAGAAGGCTTTGAAGGATGCCGAGAAGATGAAGGTGGACTATACCGCCGAGCCTAACGACATCATGGAGCAGGAGACTTTGAAGAATCAGACTATTGAAGCTGCCAAGAAGCAGTTGACCCACGCTCAGAATATCAAGAAGGCTATGACTGCCAAGAAGGTTGCCGAGACCGTGGGTAAGACAGAACAGGTTGAAGGTGCGCATGAGGCTGGCAGCGTAGCAGGACAGAAGTTTGTGAATGCACCTAGACTTGTGGGTAACAAACGCACAAGAATGCTGCCTGACGGAGAGACCAAGATTAAGGGACACTATGAGATTGTGCCGGCAGAAAGTCTTACTCCTTCTCATGATGTGAATAACGACTATAAGAAATCTGAGGGATTCCCTACCGATGCTGAGGGTAGAACCGTGAACGATCGTGACTATGAGCACGACAAGGCGGCTCAGCAGAATACCGACCAGATTGCCATGAAGTATAATGGTATGGCTATCGAGAATGTGCCGGTTGTATCTGACGAAGGTATCGTTTATGATGGCAACGGCAGAACGATGGCAGGACAGAAGGCTGCAAAGGAGGGCACTGATGGCGAATACATCAACGACCTCTTGGAGAATGCCGAGAACTTCGGCTTCACAAGAGAACAGATTGAACAAAGCGGTATCAAGCATCCACGTCTGGTATTGGTGACGGATGAGAGATTGCCATACGATGCAGCTACCTTCGCTAAGTTCAACCGAAACGAGAAGAAGACTCTGAGTAATACCGAACAGGCGGTTGCCAAGGCTAAGACCTTGACTTCTGACGAGGTAGGCGCTATCGTAGCCGAGATTGAGGGAAATGGTTCTCTTGATGCTTTCTTTAACAATTCCAAGGCAATAAATGACTTGGTGAAGACGTTAGTAGAGAAAGGTATCATCGGACAGAACGAGGTGGCACAGATGATGGATAGCCCTGAGCGACTTTCCGCACAAGGCAGGGAGTATGTGAAAAACCTTCTTTTGGGTTCTATCTTCAAGCCAGAGACTATCAGAATGCTGGGCATCGACTCTACGGTGAAGAATAAGGCTATCAACGCTATCCGCTCGGTAATGGACAACATGAAGTTGGGCGAGTTCTCTCTTCGTGATGAGATTGATCAGGCTATCCAGTTGCTCTATGAGGCAAGACAGGGCGGCAATAAGGTTGATACGCTGTTGAGAACACCGGACATGTTCGGTGAGGATGCGGCTAAGCGTTACTCTTCTATCTCTCAGATGATGGCTTTAGCCTTGGAGGGCAAGGTTTCTGATTTCAGAGATTTGCTTGACGAATATAACCGAATCGCTAAGGCTAGAAATACTGGCGAGGGCAATATGTTTGAGGCAGCTCCTACCAAGGAAGAGTTAATTAATGAGTATTTGAACTTTAAAAAATGGCAAGATTATGGAACAGGACATTCAGAAAATGAAGGAGGCAATGATGTTTCAGGCGTTGAAGAACCTCAACAAGAAGCATCAGGAGGAAATGAACCAGCAGAAACAGGTACAGAACCAGAACGACCAAGAGTAGAGGAACCAGACGACTTAGTAAACAAGGAACTCGAAAGTCGTATTAAGGTTACTGACGAGGAAACCGAAACTCCATCTGAGAATGGTCCTATCATGAAGCAGAAGATTCTGATTGATGGCGACAAGGAGGTTATTAAGGTTGATGAGCCAAACGAGAAGGGAGAATACACCGGCTCATACTATGAGTATGATGGCAAGAAGTTTGGCAACCTGAATGAGGTTACTGAGTATATTGACAGCAAGAATGAAGAAGGTCCTCTCCCACTCCTTCCAAAGGAAGAGAACACAGACCCTACTTTTGACCCGATTGCGGCGGCTGCCAAGGAGTTTAAGAAGGAGCATCCTCTGACTGAGGAGGAGATCAAGAAGGCTGACGTTGATGATTTATCCAAGGATATGGCTCTTGATTATCTTAATGGTGAGGTGACGGATGATTTGCATCGTGCTATCTATGAAAGCATCTTTGCCAAGACTAGAGGGCAGAAGACTGAACCAAAGGTTGAGACTCCTAAAACGAAACCATCTGCTGACCCTATGGAGGGAATCAAGAATGCAGCAGAAGGATTCGAGAAGGAGAAAAAAGCCAAGGTGGAGACAGAAAAGAAGCCTCAGCAGAAGGCTGACGATGCAGCAGTAGCTGCTTCCAACAAGAAAGTTAATGACCTTTGGGATATGCTCAAGAATGCCGGCAAGGATGAAGTTTCTGCTTCGTTTGTTGGTCTTAACTCTAGACAGTTGGAGGTGTTGCCTAAGCTGGTGAGCGCCATGGCCGAGAATGCTTATCTGAGAATCAAGAGAGGTATGCACAATCTTGAAGACGTGGTGAAGGAAATGCGCAAGGAGTTTGCCCCTGCTGCCAAGCTCTTTAAGAAAGAAGATGTGGATGCTATCTATGAGCAGATGATGAATATCCGCTATCGCGATGGTGAGCAGCGCATGAGTTTGAAGGATTGGGCTGACTACTACGAGAAGACTTCGCCTAAGCATCAGGAGAATCTGGCGGGTGACTCCAAGACTGCCGAGGAAAGAAAGATGGCTGAGAAGAAGTTTATTGATGTCGTGAACCTACAGTTGGGCTTCAAACATAAGTTTAACGGTATTGTTGAGCTGAGAAAGATAGCTGAGAGAGTTGGCTTGAAGGATATTAAGGACACAGACCTTCAGGAGCTTGCCGAAACTGCTATTGTTAAGCGAGCAAGAGGTATCGCTTCTTCTGAATCAACCAATAATGCCGAGAAGTTCAAACGCATCAAGACACTCTATGAGAATCAGCCTAGCCTCAATCAGCGTGATTCTGAGCGAGTGATGAAGCAGCAGTACTCTACCCCTGCCCCTTACGCTTTCCTTGCGGACATGTATGTGAAGGGTAACGGTAAGGTAATTGAGAGTGCTCTGGAGCCAAGTGCCGGCAACGGTATGCTTACCATCGGCTTGCCAATGGATAAGGTGCATGTGAACGATATTGATGCGCAGCGATTGGCGAACCTGAGAAGACAGGGTTTCAAGAACGTTACCAGTCAGGACGGAACTCAGCCTTTTGCAGACAAGGACGTTGACGTGGTGGTGACAAATCCACCATTCGGTAGTGCTACCCCTAAGGAGTATGACGGCTACAAGATTTCTTCTCTTGAAGGACAGATGGCTATCAATGCCTTGGAGAGCATGAAGGACGATGGCCGTGCTGCCATCATCATCGGCGGCAAGACAGAATACGCCAAGAACGGAAGTCTGAATCCGAAGGATAAGGCTTTCCTTGGTTATCTCTATAGCCACTATAATGTGGAGGACGTGATTAATGTGGATGGTGGCCTGTATGCAAAGCAGGGAACCAGCTACCCTACACGTATTATATTAATAAACGGAAGACGCTTGAATGAGAATGCCTTTCCACCAGTGAAGGATAAGGCTAGAGCGGAAGCCGTGAAAGATTATGACGAACTTTATAAACGAATTGAAGATGATATACTACGAGGTGAACGGATGGATTCTTCCATCGGAGGAGAAACAAGAAGTGCTCAACCAGAACTTGATAAACAAGGCGCTACTGGTACTCCTAAAGAGAGAGTACGAGCAGGAGAACGAGGAGGAAGCAAACCAGATGGTGAGCGAGAGTCTGACCTATTTGACTCCACTTCCGTATCAGGAACCCATGATGACTTGGAAAATCAACGAGGAACCGAGCCAAGAGAAGATGGAAGACTTTCTGATGGAGGTAGTAGAACAGACAGAACAGGGACAGAGCCTTCTCCAAGCAAAGAACCAACCACTGGAACCAATGAGCAGCGAGGAAATGGATCAGGAGGAGCTGGACGGAATGACGCTCAGCCAAGTACTGATGAACCTGCCAACGCCGGGAGCGGAAGCGGACCACGGGGACAATTACAGCGGGTGGACAAATCCGTACGTGGACTAAGCACCGAGAAAGTTACCTATACCCCTAAGAGTGGAAATCCATTCACTCTGAAAGCCGTGATGCCTGCCGATCAGCAGGAGGCGGTAAACAAGAATCTTGAAAAGTTGGGCGATGCCGACCAGTTCCTTGTTGATGAACTGGGCTATAATGATAAGGATGATTTGTATTCTCATCTTGCTGCAGAGCAGGTTGACTCTGTAGCCCTTGCCTTGCAGCAGGCAAAGAAGGGCAACGCCTTTATTATTGGAGATATGACTGGTATCGGTAAGGGAAGACAGGCTGCTTCGCTTATCAGATACGCCAAGAAACAGGGTCAGGTTCCTGTATATCTCACCAAGACAGCAGGATTGCTGAGTGATGTTTACCGTGACTTGGTGGATATTGGCAGCCCAGACCTAAGACCATTTGTATTCGGTAGTGCCAAGGAAGCTGCCATTACCGACTCAGACGGAAATGTAGTATTTGCTTTGCCTTCGAAGAGCGAGGTGAAGCGAGTACTTGATTACATCGAAAAAAACGGCAAACTGCCAGACGAATACGATTATGTATTGACTACTTACAGCCAAGTAAGCAATGGAGTCTACGAGTTTGACGAGAACGGAGCACGAAAAGAGAAGAAACTTGCGAAGGGTAAGACATTCGGCGCTGCTGCCCTTAGCGGACAAAGAAGACGTGATGCTATTGAAAAACTGATGGGTAACGCCTATCTTATCCTTGACGAAAGCCACACGGCTGGTGGCAATAGCGGTCAGGGCAACTATTTTCAACACATTATTCAGAAGGCAAAGAACGTTACCTTCTTCTCGGCAACCTTTGCCAAGAGACCAGACAACATGCCTATCTACGCTTTGCGTACTGCCATGAATGAAGGCGGTATGAAATCATCCGACTTGATTGATGCGGTAAAGCGTGGTGGTGCAACCTTGCAGGAAATCATGAGTCAGACCTTGACACAATGCGGTCAGATGATTAGACGTGAGCGAGATATGACTGGCGTAACCATCGACTGGAAGGCGATTGATGATCCTGAGCGAGTTCAGGAGCAGCGAGAACAGTATGACAGTATCATCGGATTGTTTAATGATATTATCAATTTCCAAAAGAAATATGTTTCAAGTTACGTGGATGAGCGTAATGATGAGCTGGCTGCCATTCAGTCTACTATGGGAATCAAGAAGGGAACGGCTGCCATGGGTATCAAGAATCAGCCATTTGCCAGCAAGGCATTCAATACCGTTCAGCAGGTTCTTCTCTCTCTGAAAGCGAAGTCTGCTGCAGAACGTGCCATCGACTACTTGAAGCAGGGTATGAAGCCTGTGATTGCGTTGAATAATACCAATGAATCGCAAACTGGCAATCTTGCTCTTGGCGAGGAAATGGACGCACCTGACTTGGGTACATCTTTGAAGAAGGGTCTGGAGGGTACACTTCGCTATACCCAGAAGGATGCAAAGGATAATAGCGAAAGCGGCTACATCAAGCTTTCTGATTTGGGCGATGAGGCAGTTGAGGCTTATCACGAACTGGAGAAGAAGATTGAGCAGACAAGTACCGGTCTTTCACTCTCCCCTATTGATGTTATCAAGAACGAGCTGCAGAAGGCTGGCTATAAGGTTGGCGAGCTGACCGGTAGACAGACCGAGTTTGTTTATAACGACAACGGAACTGTTACCAAGGTGAAGCGTGCTGATACAGACAAGAAGAAACTCGCGCGCGACTTTAACGATGGTAAGATTGATGCGCTTATTCTCAACAAGAGTGCAGCAACCGGTATTTCCCTTCATGCTTCGAGCAAGTATAAGGACCAGAAGAAGCGTGTGATGATCGTGGCGCAGCAGCAGCTCGACGTAAACGATGAGGTTCAGATGCGTGGACGCATCGACCGAACTGGTCAGGTGGCTAGAGGTGCATACGAGTATGTGGTTTCCCTTATCCCTGCCGAGCAGCGACTGCTGATGATGTTTAAGGCTAAGTTGAAGTCACTTGATGCCAACACAACTTCTTCTCAGAAGAGTAAGTTCAACGAAATGGAAGTTGCCGATATTACCAATAAATATGGCGATAAGGTGGTTCGTGAGTATATGGCAGAGCATCTTGACCTTTATGCTCGCATGGCTGATCCATTCGGATGGGAAAAGAGTAATGGCGATGATTTGTCTAGAATTGCCCCACAGACTCTTGTTGCTAGCGGTGGCGGTGTTGGTGATGGCGAAGCTGGTGCCGATGCAAGCAAGTTGCTTGGGCGTATGGCTCTGCTGAGGGTTTCTGAGCAGGAGAAGATGTTGCAGGAGATTGGCGAGCTTTATGCCAATGAGATTCAGCGACTCAACGAAATGGGCGAGAATGACCTTGAAATTACCGAGCTTCCTTTGAAGGCTAAGACTCTCCACAAGGAAGTTTGGAAGCAGGGTGCAGAGCCGGGCGGCGATAACGCCTTTGCAGACAACACCTATATAGAAAAGGTGAACATGGCCATCTTGAAGAAACCTATGAAGGCTTCTGAGGTGAAGGCTTCGCAGGATGGTTTGACTGGCGGCAAGACTTGGGATGAATACAAGACCGATAAGAAGGCTGCCGTGAAGGAGTACTTCGACCAGAAGATTGCGGACGAGACTCAGAAGTATGAGGAGCGTGCGGTGAAGACTGCAACCAAGGCGAAGGAGAAATATATCAAGGATGGTAAGAAGGGTCAGAAGGATTCGGGCATGAGCGATGAGCAGATTGAGAAGATGGCTGGCTATCAGTATGACAACATCTACAAGCAGGAGAAAGATAAGCTGAACGATGTGGTGAAGAACCTGAAAGCCAAGGCTGAAATGTTTGAGCGTGTGCTTGATACCTTCGATACAAACCAGACTTTCGTTCTGCCTACGGATATGAATAACCCTAACGAATTGAGCGGATTCGGTAACAGTTACGGTAGACTTATTGACATCAAGATTACTGATAACTACTCGCCTAACGCCTCTTCGGTTTCCTTCGCTACCTTGGATGGCAGAAGAAAGATTACTTTCCCTATTGCCGGCAAGGTGGGCGCAGGTGACAACAAGGCTGATGTTATCAGCGCCATCGACAACATGACTAAGCAGGCTGCTGGCATGGGAGACAGCCATCTCAGAGTATTGAACCAAAACTTTGATAACTGGGATAGACTGACTAGCAATGAGAGCCGTAAGAATGGTTATATCGTGACCGGTAACCTAATGCAGGCTTTGGTTGACAGCAAGGATCAGGGCTTGGGCGGTCAGCTGGTGAAATATACAACTGATACTGGCGAGGTGAAGACTGGTATCTTGATGCCGGACCGATTCGACCCTAAGGGCTTAACAACGGATGCGCCTATCAACAGCGTAACCGAGAAGTTTGAACTTTCATCTTGGCATGGTGGTATTGATGAGGTTACTTCATCTGATGGTGAAGTAAAGGTGAAGCGCATAGACAACAATCGTGGTTACTACTATGAACTTCGTGTACCGAAGAGCAAGGCGAAGGGCGGCAAGTACTTCATGGATAATGATTTGCTGAAACTGGTTAATGGCAATAACTTCGAGACCAGAGGCAACAATATGCTTGCTGATTTCAAGCCAGAGCAGTTGAAGCCAGTACTTGACCGCCTGTCTAAAATGGGCGTGAAGGTGCAGGAGGAGCGCAATACTTCTGAGGATGAAGGTACCCATTTCCGTGAGGACCGAGGCTTGCAGTATTCTAAAACAGATACAAAAGATGTTAAGAATAGTAGAATCATTCCCGAAGATGTAGATAAAAATGTATCTTCGCAGATTGAAAAGAAGTTTGATGATAGAGTTGACGAGTTGACTAAGGACTTGTCGAATGAGGATAAAGCCGAGTTTAACAGACATCTTGACTATTATACCTCAGAATTTTCTAGATACAAGGCTTCTGAAATTACTTACACTTTAAATGGACTAGAAGATGAAGTTAGATTCTGGGGACGAACTTTTGGAAACCGAGAGAAAGCAGGTAGAACGCATCTTGTGCAACTTAAAAGAGCTGAACTTGAAGCTGCCAAAACTGCCGCAAGGAGAGAAATGGACTATCGAGAAGTTCGAGCCAAAGCTCTCGCAGATGGCTATGGATTGCGAAGAGGAGCTAAAGCCTCTTTTGCAGATATATCTAGACTCTTTGAGGCGACAAATCAAGCAAAAGAAGAAGGCACAAGAAGACTCTTTGAGAAGGCGCGCGATATAGCCAAGCGACTCGGAGTTGAGTTTGGTGGCATGGACGAGGGTGACGAGAGAGGCAATGTTGGTGAAGCTACACCAGAAAGAAACATTAATCTCTTTATTGATACTCTTTCTAGAACATACACAAACCCTAAAGAGGCGGCTCATACCATTCTGCATGAGTTAATTCATCAGGCTACTATGGGTGCCATCCACCTTGTAAAGGACGGAAAGGCAGAAGGTATGCTTACTCCTAAGCAGATTGAAGCAGTAAAGACTGTTATTGATATTTACAATAAGGCTAAGGCTGATGGTAGAATTGTTTGGGAGGAAGGAAAGAGACGTAACTATGGTGGTAAGGATGAGTATGAATTTGCTGCTGAAATGGCAGGTAAAAAGCAGAGAAAGATACTTGACCTTTCTTTAGGTGAGCGAATCATGAACGCAGTTAATGAATTGCGCAACCGAGGCGATAACTCCTTGTGGCAAGCTGTAAAGAACGCTTGGCATAAACTCTTTGAGGTATCAGACAAGAGCAAGATGGATAAGGCTCTCAATGACATCATGGATGATTTCAATGAAAAGATTGATGATATTGCCATGAATGACATTGAGGAAAACGGCTATGCCTACAGAGTTACCGACAAGGACGAGCTGGACCGCCTCAACAAGGAGAAGACTTTCAGAATGTATAGCGGAATGCAGGAGGTGGACGGAAAATTGTACTCTCCTATGGCTGCTATCATTGACGGAAAGCGTACCGATGCTACCGAGATTGGTGCTTGGATGGGCGCAGACGAGCGACCTGACCTTGTGAAGAACGGTAAGTTCCAACTTGTAAAGACCGATAAGAACCCTGGTGCAGGTGAAGGACCAGTGCCTGCTGCCTACAATCCTTATATGCACACTTCCACTTCGATGATGAACGACCAGTTTACCGGTGCTTACGCTAGAGGCAACATCAAGGTTGTGGAATGGGAGATTCCTGAAAGCGAGAAGACTAGCGGCTATCACGCCGAGGGCGCAAAGGATGCCGTGGGTCTTGTGCCTTGGCACTCTGGTTCCGTGAACAGTCTTCTTCCGAAGGACAGACAGAGACAGGTGATGTTGTCACGCTGGAGAAAGGCGGTGAGAGTGGTTCCTGATTCAGAGGTGGCTGAGCGTATTGCAGAGCAGTTGAAGGGCACTGGCTTGGCTATCCCTTGGAATGTGGTTACTCCTAATCAGATTAGGGAGTTGGCTAAGTTGGGCGTTCCTATCACTACCGTTGAATCGGGAAGACAGGCTCCTGAAACCAAGGAGAAGTTCTTGCAGCAGATGGCTGAACTGGAACAGGAGTTCCCTCAGGCTAAGTTTGTTAACGTAAAAATGACAAAGGATGCCTATAAGGAATGGGGTAAGAATGGCGGTACCAAGTTCCGCACGGACCATGGTGATGGCAACTACCCTGCTTCATCGGTTGAGAACCATGTGGAGAATGTGGCTCAGAAGACTGGCGCAAAGGTGAACATGGTTTCATCGGTTGATGAAATCACCAACAAGGCGGCTAAGGCTGCTATTGAGGAAGGCAGAAAGATTACCGGTTGGTATGACGAGAAGACTGGCGAGGTACATCTTTACATGCCTAATATCCACGACAGATATACTGCCGAGAAGACTATATGGCATGAGGTGGTTGGACACAAAGGAATGAGAGAGTTGTTTGGTGATGAACGATTCGACAAGTTCCTTCGGGAAGTATGGTACGACTTGGATAAGCCTGAGAATGCGGCTTTGAAGAAGCTGGTGGATGAGGAGAGAAAGTTCAATCCTCTGAATATCTATGATGCTATTGAGGAAGGTATCGCGCGACTCGCCGAGGATGGCAAGGGTGAACCGGGTTTCTGGAATGGTATCAAGAATAAGGTATCTGATTTCCTTCATGAAATCGGTTATCGTATTGCTCCTAATACTAAAGATGTGAAGTATCTGCTCTGGTTGAGCAAGAACTTGCAGAAGAATCCGAATGATCCTTATTGGAAGCTGAGAGCCGAGGCGGTGAAATACCGTCTCGACCATGAGCGTATGCCTGCTGTCGTGGCGCATGATGGCATGTACTACGGAAACGATGGCAAGGTTCGCAGCATGGATAATCTTACCAAGGCAGAGTGGAATGAGGCTACAGATGGTGAGATTCACTTCCGCACTACCCCATCTGCCGGCACGGCACTTGACAGATACCACCGTTCGCTTGATGAACATGGCTATATGTTCACCGAGAGCTATATGGACAATATGCTTTCGTTGAAGAAGTTGATGAATGCGATTGTGCCAGACAAGAAGATTGAGGATATTGCTTCTTCGGAGAATCCTTATATACTGCAGAACACCATGCAGGGTGCGATGAGTGATGCGGCTCAGATGTTTGAACGCAACGTGATGAAGCCTCTTGACAAGGCCATGGCCGATGTGCTGGATGCTTTCGATGGCAGGAAGGACGATGAGAAGATTAGAAACTTCAATCTCTACATGATTACCAAGCATGGTTTGGAGCGAAACCGCATCTTGTATGTGCGTGATGCCTTGAAATATATGCGCATGAACGAGAAGACCAAGAAGCTAGCTGATACTGTGGAGTTCGATTGGAACAACGAGAAAGCTACCCTTGACGAGAAATTGCAGCGTGGAGACATCGACTTGAAGACTTATTATGAGCGCATGGACGATTTCATCCGTACATACGTGGATAGTGACAATAAGTTTTATGCTGGCGAACATGACTATTCGGGTATTCACGCTATACAGGAAGTGGCTAAGTCTTCTGATCCTTACGATGATGCTGAGGCTATTGCTAGCGTGATGGATTCAGAAGCAAAGATGGAGAGTATCAAGAAGGGGTCTGTTAAGGACTATTGGGATAAGGTGAAGGCTGCCACCCAGTATTCTATTGATACTGACTATAAGAATGGTCTTATCAGCAGAGAGCTTTACGGTCATGTATCTGATATGTTCAACTGGTATGTGCCTTTGAGAAAGTATGATGAGGCTACTGCAGAAGATACTTATGGCTACATTACCGAGCAGGGAGACCCGAAGAGTTATATCGGAAGCACGATCATGAGAGCGAAAGGACACAAGTATCTGAGCGAAACAAACGTGCTGGCGCAGATTGGTGCGATGGGTAACAGAGCCATCAAGAACGGTGGTATGAATGCTATCCGTCAGGCTTTCGCAAGATTCGTAAGAAACAACTCGAACAATAATCTTGTGACGGAGACTAGGGTTTGGTACGCCGATGACCCTATCACTCACACCACCGTGGAGCGTTACCCAGACATTCCCGAGGGCGCTACGGCTGATGAAATAAATCAGATAGTAGCAGACTTCAACATGGAAATGAAGGATTTGGAATCAAAGGGGTTGGCGACAAAGGTGTATCGAAGAGGAAGAATCGGCTATAAGTTCAAAAGAGCAGAGAATAAATCGCAGCATATCGTAGATGTGAAGATTGCCGGCAGGACCCATACCTTTGTTATCAACGGAAATCCTAGAGCGGCGCAGGCGTTGAATGGATTGCTGGAGAACTCGGGTGCCAAGGGTATCATGAAACCATTGAGTTCTATCTCAAGAATGATGGCGCAGTTGTGTACCTCTTATAACCCTGAGTTCGTGATGCGAAACATTATGCGTGATGCAGAGTTTGCATCGAGCAACGTTACTTCCAAGGAAGGTGCAAGATATGGTGCACTCTGGGCGAAGTACTATGCGCAGTTGGGCTTGTATAAGGGTGCCTCAAATATCAGCTTCAAGGATTTGAGTGGAACTACAGGCTTGGGCTTGTTTGCCAAGTACCGTAACGGAACACTTGATATGAGTGACAAGGTTCAGCGATATTTCAAGGAGTTCATGGAGAACGGCGGCGAAACCGGTTGGGTACAGATCAAGAACATGCAGGACTGGACCAAGGAGTACAAAAAAGATGTGAAGAGCGAAAGAAGCAAGATTGACAAGGGCGGTGCTGCCCTTCGTGACTTCTTCTTCGGAAATCTGGCGAACATCAACGAGGTGGCTGAGAATATCGCCCGATTCGCTACCTACTGTGCGAGCCGAGACAGTAACCGCTCTATCATCCGTTCGGTCTATGATGCGAAGGAGGTATCTACCAACTTCAACCGCCATGGAAGCGGTGATGCCATCAAGAGTTTCAAGAACGGAGAAATGACTGGCGGCAAGGCGGCTGCAAGATGGGCTTACGGATTTACGGCTAGCTATCTGAGACATTGTTCTATGTTCTTCAATGCCGGTATTCAGAGTACAAATCTTCTTGTGAAGAACTTGAAAAACCATCCTGTGGGTACTTCTATAAACATGCTTGCCATTCCATTTGCCCTCGGTGCGTTGGCTGCACTTGGTAACAATGTGCTGATTGCGAGTGAGGACGAGAAGGACAGAAAGGGAGTGAAGGACCCATACGGCGAGTTGCCTGACTACGTGAGAAGAAACAATCTCTGCATCTACAAGGGCGGCGGTCAGTTTGTTACTATTCCGCTTGCTATTGAGTTGAGAGCCTTCTATGGTCTTGGCGACTTGGCGGCTGGCTTGACCTTCTCGCCAAACGTAAGCGGACAGAAGAATCCTGCATTGGATGCCGTGGGCTGTATGTCGCAGCTTGTGCCGGTGATGGACTATCTCGGCAACTCTTCGGCTGGCAAGGAGCCATTGAATGAGACGATCAAAGCTATCTCTCCTTCAGCCCTATCTCCTTTCGTGGAATGGGAGTTAAACACCGACTGGAAGGGTGCGCCGATTGAAAGACGTGGTGACTGGAATGAAAATTCCCCTGCTTGGCAGAGAGCCTACAAGGGTGTGCCTGACGGATATATAGCTGTGAATAAATGGGTGAATGCACAGACCAACGATGTAGCCAAGGGTAATGAAGATATGCTGGGTAATAGTTTCCTGGATATGGTAACGAACCCTAGTATGCTGAATCACTATATCGGTGGCATAGGTGGTGGCGCTGCTACCTTTACTGAGCGTGCTGTCGGTGTTATCAAGCATGGAAGCGACACGGAAACCAAGGATATTCCTTTCCTTCGCTCTCTTCTCTATACGCCTAGTGAGCAGAGCAGCTTGCAGCGAACCAAGAGCAAGTGGTATAACTACAAGGACGAGATGGAAAAGACCATGGCCAACGTGGACCGCCTGAAATCGAAGAACGTTCCGATTGATAAGAGAATCTCGAATATCGGTGAGTATTATCACTTCCAAAACTCCAAGGAGGCTGCCAAGGTTAGAATCATCGAGCTGGCAGAGAAGCAGATGAAACGATGGAAGAAGATGAGGGATAAGGCGAGCGATACCGAGAGCATCAACTTCGCTAACCAGAATATTGACAGAATCATGATGGATGCGGTGGATGAACTGGATAGATTGGAATAATATAAAAAAGGAGTGGGCGCAAGGCTCACTCCTTTAATATTTTATGTGCATCCTCCTCTTTTACGCATTTAGCACAAACGGTCATAGCATAACAATCCTTTAATGATACTTCCTTATATGAATCAATATCGGGACAATCTGGTCTTGAATGAGCAACCGTTATTCTTGGACCGCTTGAACCTACAAATTGAATATACACTTTATCCCCTATGCTTTTTTTATAACCACAAGATGTTAGAGCTATAGCGAAAAACAATACTACTAATTTCTTCATAATCTTTTATAGTTAAGCGTTATTTTCTGCAAAAGTACGGAAAATATTGATAGGTTGTATCGGGTTCGGGGTGGTTTCTGTATAGTTTAGATTTATGCTAAATAAATGAGCATAGAATGACTCAGCATAAAATGCTGAGGAACAGTGGCTTGGAGGGCGTAAATTTTATTTTGAGCATAGTTAGGCAGAGCCTCATCTTCTTCGTAACTTTGCACCAAGTTCAATAGTGAACGAAACGAATAATCTATTTTATTATGTCAGAATCTAAGACATACATCTTTGGTGAAAACCAAAACGGAGGTTCAAACGGAATGCTTGGACTTCTTGCTCCTCTGCTCCAGAAGCAGGGTGTAGATCCAAATGTGCTTCTCGCCATGAAGGGTAACAATGGCTTCGGCGGTGAAGGTGGTTGGTTCATGTGGGTTATCTTCCTCTTCTTCCTTATGGGTTGGGGTGGCAATGGCTGGGGTGGTTTCGGCAATAACGGCCGTGGCGGTCTTGCTAACGAGATTAACAACGACAATGGTCGTGCCCTCTTGATGGATGCCATCGGTGGTAATCGTAATGCACTCAGCAATTTGGCTACTCAGCTCAACTGTACCGAAGGTCAGATTCAGAATGCCATTTCTGCTTTGACTTCTCAGGTTCAGAGTGTAGGTAATCAGGTAGGTATGAGTGGCATGCAGACCATCAATGCTTTGCAGCAGGGTAACATGCAGATTGCTCAGCAGATTGCAAACTGCTGCTGCGAGAACCGCTTGGCTATCTGCCAGCAGACTGGTACATTACAGAATGCCATCAACAACGTGGCTGTAGGTCAGGAGCGTGGCTTCTCTAACGTAGCTTACGAAACCCAGCGCCAAACTTGCGATTTGCATAACGCCATCAAGGAAAGCACTCAGACCATCGTTGACGGTCAGAAGCAGGCTGAGATGCGCGAAATGCAGAACAAGATTGATTCTCTGCGTGAGGAGAACAGTACCTTCAAGGCTTCCGCAATGACTTCACAAATCGTGGGTCAGGCTGTAGCACCAATCAATCAAGTTCTGGCAGGTCTGCAGAACGAGGTTGCAGGTATCAAGTGCAAGCTGCCAGAAACAGTAACCACCCCTTATAGCCCATTTACTGCTGTTCCTAATTGCGTAGCAGCTCAGTATGGTCTATATGGCTTCAATGCAGCCACAAACGGCTTTTGGGGTTAAAGAAAGGAGGCTGCTATGTTATGGTTAAGACCTTATACATGGGTGAATCGTAACGGTTCGGCGGCTATCGCTTCTACTGGCGTGAAGGTGAATACTGCCGATGTGGTGTTCACCTTTAAAAACCACGCCTTCGTGAATGCCAACTACAGAGGAACGATTTTCGTAAATCTGAAACAGGCTATTCCGACAGGAACGACTGGTACGCTGCCTATCCTTTTCGAGACCAACGGCGTGACCCAAGCTGTAACCAAATTCAATGGTGATGCTTTGACGGTTGCAGACGTGCCGGGAACTGGAGTGGTTCAGCTCTGGTTTGAGAGAGACACTAACACCCTTCAGTTAATGACGGGTATTGTTTAACAAACAGAATAGATAATAGGAGATTACATTATGTTTCAAGGTTTAAGAACAAATTCTTTATTCTATGTCCTAGATAAGGGCGAGAACCCGAACTTGCAGATTGGTCAGGTTGTTTCGGTCAGCAACCCTCAGACAAAATACCCTACCTTCAATAATGGCTTCACGCCTCAGCCTATTGAAACTGTGGTTGATGTGAAGGTGAAGCTGAACGATGAAGAGGTGGATTTCAAACAGCTACCTGCTAACGGACAGATAGCAAACGACAAGAACCTTGTGGTGAGCGACAACAAGGAAGCCATGAGTGCAGAGGTCGACACGATGCTGAGACAATCCAAGGCGATACTGGAGAGCGTAGATTACCACAAGAAAGTCGTTGATTCTTGTGAGGGAATGCTATTGCAACTCAACCCCCAGATTGCCAAGGAGAGGGAACAGACTGAGAAGATCAGCAAGCTGGAAGGCAAGGTTTCTGGCATGGAGGGAAAGCTCGACAAGATGATGGGATTGCTACAACAGGCGATAACCAAGTAATCTCCTATCTATTCACTTTAAAAATCTTAGAATTATGATAATGGTTGAGATTACAGAAGACAAGTTTGATGGCTTGTATGAGAATGTGGAGAAAGGCTTGCGCTACTTGGATAAGGCTATGAACTGCCTGGGCGAAATGAAGCGTGATGGCAGACGTGACCGATACGGCGAGCGCAACCGCATGCCCGATTATAGAGGTCGTGGAGGCAGAAGTGGTATGCGAGAGCATGAAGAGTACGACGACATGCGACAACGTGAAGACCGTGGACGTGATTACAGAAGTGATTACGGAGAAGATTACTAATTAAGTGAAGAGTGAAGAACGAAGAGTGAAAAATTCATTTGCTTTTCCTCTTCACTCTTTTCATTTTAAACGATTGAGATTATGGGAAGAAAATACAGACAATCATTAAATGCCTACGATTATCATCCAGAGGAAATGAGGTCTTACCTTCGCTACAATGGCTGGCACTTCAATAAGAAGATGTGCGAGTGGGCAGTGAAGCAGATGCGGAAGAACGGTAAGCCTATCCGCATGATGAGCAAAGATGATATTGAGGACATTCTGAAGAAGAACAATATCGTACTGGAGAATAATGTGGGCTACGATGCGGTTTACATCGCACACATGTGTCTGGCTGATTTCTACGGCTCGTCTATCACAGAAGAAAAGCAGATGGCCCAGTTCATCAAAGACTACGTAGATGATGAGGATCAGCAGGACGGTTTCATCTTCAACCGCTTCTATGCAGACACATCTTTCAATGGTGTGGGCATTCCTTGGGAAGAGATATTGTAGTTTATAGTTGATAGTTTAAAGTTTATAGTTTTGACTGAGCAGGAGATTTACTTGGAAAGGTATGACTGGACGGTACATGTGATGTACGATGTTCATTCTAAGGATGCCATGAAGGTTAGAAGGTATCTTCGGGATTTGGGATGCAGCGGCATTCCTCTCGAAGATGCCTGTAATCTCGTGCTCGAAGGTGAAGCCAATAAGGGAATAACCTATTCTAATGTTGATATAAGAAAAACGGTGGTTGTAATCGGCTGGACCACTTCTAAAGCAGAATACATGAACAGCCTCAGCCACGAAATGCTGCATGTGGTTCAGCATATTTCTGAACAGTTTTTGATAAATATGTATGGGGAGGAGGCTTGCTATTTACTTGGTGGATTGGTGCAGGCTTGCTGCAAAAGAAAAGGGTGAATCTTTTGATTCACCCTTCTTCTTTATCTTTATGTTTTACTCCCCATACTTTGGCTCCTCATACACCAAGTTATGCTCATCTACGTGTTTCTACAAAGATACTCCATTCAGAAAGACAGTATATCCATTTGACTTGATAGTCGCTAAGGCTGTGTCTGACGCAGAAGAACGAGTACCATTTGTGCAGAAGATGATGATATTTTTGTCATGTCCGCTATCAAAGTTGCAACTAGCTACATTGATGAGATAGTTATCAACATCTGTTCCTGCTGCAAATCTTACATTATATAAAGGAATGAATGAGTAGTGCGAAGGTCTGACTGTTGAACTGCTCCAAGTAAAGTTTTCGCTCATATTAGTATTACCGTTACTAACAAAGATTTGTATTTTGTCACCAAGATTTCCTAAATCTCCGTGAAGAGACTTACCTTTTGTGCCACTAACAGTAATTTTAATATTGCTAGCAAAAGAAGTATGAATATTTGATATGTCACCATATACATTACTAAGAAATACTCCTTCTGGATTATGACTGGTTAATGTCCATCCTTTTACATTAGCCAAGTCACTTGGAGTTTCTGGATTCAAGAAAATGTCTGTTATAGGCAAATCCTTGATGTTTTCCAAAGAGCCCTTTACGGTCTTCTTTAAACCAATATTCAACCTAGTAAGCGACTTGCAAAATTCCAAGTCTGCAAGGTCAATCTCCAAATCTGCAAAAGCGTCTCTATCTTGCTCATACAATGTAACAAGATTGTATTTGTTTTGAACTCTAAGTCTTACTTCCTCATCAGCAAAGCACGACATGTTTCCGCTGACTGAACTAATATTTAGTTCTTGCGCCTTGTTGCCATTGTTGACATTCTCAGCTGAGATTAAACCATTGATGGCTTTAATCACAGTTGCCTCCGTGAAGGAGAATGAAGGAATACGTTTACCTGATGATGAGTTGCCTTTCAAGATTATCTCCAATTCTCCCATTTTAAGCAGGTCTTCATTCTGAACGACACCACTAAGTTTAGTTATTAAACATTTTCCCATAATTATATATTATTTGAATTAATAAATATTTGCCCTATACAAAAGTTTCTGCTGCTTTAATTTCCATGTTATTTTAGCATTCGTGTACAGATGGTTGTCTTCTGTCACTGTTGTTGCTTCTGTTGTGAAGTCTGCAAATATGATTGTTCCCATCATAGCATAATCTATGCAGAACATACCTTCATCCATCATCCATGCACTACTCATAACACTTGAATAATAAGATGGAACGACATACACCTTGTACTCCACAATCTTCCTTTTACTCCAATCAATGCTTAGTTGCACAATTCTAGAGCAAGTGGCTGCATTATCTGTTGCACCAGTGGGATTTGAAGTAGGATTGTTTCGAGGGTTCTCTTTCATTAAGTAGTTGTTATCGAACAGTGTATATGTAGGATAACTCACACCACTAATCTCTTTCTGCCCCCAATACTTCACATCATGACACAAGAACCACTGAGCCAATGAGTCTGTCTTGATTCTCCTTGCAACAGCACCATAATTACTAGACGATGGCAAGCCACCAACTTGTTCCAGTACTGGACCAAATGTAACCTTGTCTTCACTGCTAACAGTTCTTTTGAGAATTATCCAAGAGCAACAGTTTCTTGGATTTACAATTATTCTGTCTTCAGTCCTATCAAAACCAATAGTATTTGTATGGGTTTCTGCTATAGGTGCAGTAGAATGCACATCTGCATCAAACAGAATATCTTTTAAAACATCTTGGTCATTGAGGGTGTATGAACCAATCATCTTGCCATTCTTCCACTCTTCCAAAGTATCAGAATAAGTCCTGTATCCATCTATTGTTAGCACGTTGCTATGATGATACACGATGTAATGGAAATCATCTATGTAGATGAAGTCATGAGTATCATAATTTGGACTTGCTAATTGGTCGATTAGGATGAAGTTCTCATCAAACACGCAAAGGCCTTTGAATGGGTCAACCTTTAGCAATGCAACAATTCTTGACTTACCACTGCTGTTTACCTGATGCTCGACATTGTAGAAATAAGCAGAGCTGTCAGCGATGGAAAGAAACTTTGTCAATCCAGTTTCCTTGACCTCATACAGATATTTCTCGTTATGCAGCAATACCCGATTGGCATTTCCGCAAAAAACAGCAGCACCTCCAGAAGGGTTGGATATAGTGAACTTTAAATCTGATGGTACATCGAAAGGTGCCACAAGGTCTTTGTCTATCTCCTTTACAGACAATACCCCTTTATCACTTACAGAAAGCTCAAAGAAAGTACCATTTGGAGATTTTAGATATTTGGTTTCCTTCGTGAAATTGGCAACATTCAATTTAAGTTTTGGAATAGAAACAGAATCACTAGATTCACTTACAGCATACTTACCTCGGTTTATGGTAACATTATTTTCGTAAGTAGCCACGGCAAAACGTATGTATGCAGCCCAATCCCAATATTCTGGAACTTGAACACTTGCCTTAGGCAGACTTCCGTTTGGCATCAATCTTTTTGCGTTATTGTCATTTTTGTCTGAAACAACAACCATACCTGTAGCTGTGCCAGTCCTAGTGAACCATTCTCCTGGCTTACAAGGTATTTTGTTACTCATTTCTGCACCTGCATTTGGCGGAGTGAAAGATTGCTTTCCATCAGCCGTTGTGTATGTCTTTTGTGATGTAATATACAAATTAGGCTTTGAGTTGTCGTAAACCCCATTGATATTTTTGAGTTCAATGCCATTAACATCGTCTTGTGTTGCATAATTGGAGAAATCAATAGATTTGCCTTTCATACTAAAATGTTCTACATCTAGATTGGTTTCATGTTTTACGCCATTCTTGTCTCTGTAGCTAAGAATATGTTTTTCTTCGTCCAATGTCATCTCTTGCCTATTCTCTATATCTGTTTTTTCTTCTATTTGTGTCAGAATAGTCTCAGACTTTACATTGTAGAGATAATGGCTACCATCAGGAGCAACATACCCAATCACCTTACCTTCAGCATCAGTTTCAACAGAAAGATATTCACCATTCTCTATTGTAGAAAGATGAGTAGTACGTTCTTTGATGTCTGCTATATCAATAATGGCATTTTTAATAAAAGTACTAATATCAATACCACCAACAACCATGTGACCATCATCTGCACGGAAACCACCAAGAACCTTGTTCTCTGCATCAATGATAGCATAAAGCCATTCCTCATTGGTTATTACAGAGTACATTTCATGGTTAGGGAAGTATGGCTCTCCATCATATTTGATTCCTGCAAGTATTCTGTCTTCTGTATCTTCTACTGCGATGATATACTCATCATTAGAGATATAGAAGAAACTGTCTGCAACATCAAGGTTTATTAATCCCTTACCATCTTCTTTTGGTTGTAAGGTTTTGAGGGTTTCATCAATACTTGAAAGAGCTTCCTTGATAGCCTTAATATCATCAAGCCACTGAGCCTTGGCTGCCCAGCTAGTACCATCTCGCTTAATACCGAGAAGAGGATGATTAGCTGCATCAAGAATAAGCCAAAGAAATTCCTCGTTTTGAATGACGTGATACATTTCATTGAGAGGATAATATGGCTTGCCAGTTGCTCTGTAGAAGCCAAAGAGAACCCTACCCTTGGAATCTACTACAGCCTTGATAAACTCTTCGTTCTCTATTACCTTGAAGCACTCCTTTACTTCATCCTCAATGAGAGACTTGCCTTCCTCTTTGTCTACCTTGTTGGCGATGATTTCATTGAGAGCTTTCTGGATAGGCTTAGGAATACCGACTGCCCAGTCTATACTACCGTCTACACGGATGCCCCAAAGGAACTTGTTTTCAGCATCTGTGTAGGCGCGCAACCACTCCTCATTGGTTTCGTAGTGACCGAGATTATTAACAAGTTCATCAATGGCATTCTGAATGTTTAGAGCATCAAGACCGCTCTGTGTATTATCGTAGGTTACTGCCGAACCTACGGATGCACCACCGCTGACAGCTATGCCATCTACGGTGTCCTTGATTTGCTTGGTCTTGGTTTGCAGGTCGGAAATATCATCATCGTTAGAAGAGATTTGCCGCTGGTGATCTACAAGCGTGCTATCTACATTCTGTATCGTCTCTATGAGATTTTCAGGAAGACCTGCTGCCGCCTTGAAGATTTGAAGCAGTTCCTTGTCGAACTTATCCTGTGTAACGGATTCTGGTGCTAACTTTGAATTAGTAACAGAACCTTCGGCAAGTTTCTCTGTTGTGACAGACCTGTCGTTGATGTCGGCTGTTTTTATCAGCGGCACCTTCGTTCCAAGCTTTTCATCTTGTCTAAATGTAGGCATATTTAATTTCTTTTGGTTCTGTAGAAGTGAATATTTGAATTTGGACGGTATCGGGAATAACCGAGATACGGAACTCGAAGAACTGTGTGTCCTTATGGCGACGTATCGGGATGCGAGGGAAATTTCCCTTATCATCTGACTGACGGATAACCACCTTTCCTTTTTTTCTTAGCGTGATTCTTAGGAAAATATCACGGCGAAGAGTAAGGATTGGAGTTACCCACGCAAGTTCATTGGCATCGTATGTGGCTGTTACATTCTCCATATCGTCTTTATTTTGAGGTTTGATTTACGCCTAGCTGTTGCAGGGCGATGGTGTACATCTGGCTAGCTTTGGTATCGTCGTAGGCAGAGAGGAGCAGAAAGGCGATGTAGTAGATGAATGCATTCTTTAGTTTGTCCGGAATGGAAACATCTGTTGTGGAAGCGTCTGTGCTCACAGACTTAGGTACGCCCACATAGGTAATGACTGCCGTTGAAGTCTTGGGCTGCATGAGTATCTTGATTGGATTCTCTCGCATGATAGCAGCCTGTGGGCGATCAATGGTACCCTTGGCGGTATCGTCGTACATCATAAGAGCTTCATCATCGGTGTCCTCTACTGGGGTGACTGCCTTATACCAAGAATCGCCACGAATGCGGTTGATGGTAATAATCTCCATATTGGAAGGCATGGTGATAACACCGATGTTGTGATTAGAATCAAAATCGGACACCTGAATTGTGTCGGAAGTCGAGCCTATGCTCTTGGAATCGGACAGAACAGGAGAAGATGCAGCAGTAATGGCTATCCAATGCAGCGCATCGTTTATCTTCGACTTGATGATGTTGTCCATATACAAATCATCCTTCTCATCGGTGATTTCCGATGTGTTGTTGGATTCCTCGTCTATGCACCAACGTACTGCCTTTATGATTTCCTCTATACTCATTTACACCTTATTATATATATTACTCCTTGCCGTAATCTGGGAAAACAAGACCAGCCTTGTCTGCATGCTTCATGGCAGTTTCAAGGGTTCTGCAATCCTTGTCAAAACGATTGTTTATGTAATTAATAACTTCTTCCGCTGTACGGATGCCTGTTACCTCCTCTTTCTGTGACTTTTTTGTAGTTTTCTTAGCCGGCTCATCTACGGTAGACTTTAATGCGGCATTCTTTTCTTCTTCGAGTTTAGCCTTTTCACCAGGGTACTCCTCTTCCTCATGGTCGAGAACAATAGTATTGTTGGCAAAAAGCAAGCTAGACTCTAGAAGTTCCTGACAGTATCGGTTTCGCAGCGTAAGTGAAGGATATTTGTTTATAATTACATTACCATTTGCGAAAGGATAGCGAACCTGATTACCCTGATTACCTGAAAGCAGATAGCTAATGCTATTTTGATTTACTCGTGCTTTATATGTCTTAATCATATTTATTCTTGATAAATGGAGGGCAGGGCAACATGCTCCTGCCCCACCGATGGTTTATTGTGATAATTTACTGCGCTGTATCTTGACCCGCGTAGAGAGTCCAAGCGGTACCAGTATAGTACAAAACTGTACCTGCCTCATACTTGACATCATCAGTAGGTGAATTAGCACCCTTTAGGGTGTAGTCTTTCGTGAGCGCAACCTTCATACCTTTTGATGGAGTCTTAGGAAGTTCCTTAGCAGAAATGATGGTATTAAGTGACTCTGTGGCAATCTTAGCAACCTTATCAGCAGGACCAACCAAGATTGAGTTGTAACCACGAAGTGCAACACTATCTGCCTCCTGATGAATCCATCGCTTAGCGTCACGGACCTCACCACCTCCCTTAGACATATCATTGGTCTGCTCCTTCTTGCCAATCTTGACGTATCGGCGAGAAGCCTTAGGGTCAAAGATAACCATGAAGTCTGACATACCCAAGAGGTCGAGAGTCTGAGTCCAAACGAAATCAATAGAACCGAAAGTGTCCTTGAATCGCTTGAAGGTAAGGTCGAACTCGTTGTGATTAATGAAGTCGTTCTGATGGCTACCCTCCAACTTGATATTCTCCAAACGTTCTATGGCGTTCTTACCACAGAAGGCGAAACAACGATCATTCTCAGAGAATTCTGTGAACTGGAGTTTGGAAATAGCAATCAAATCGCCAAGCGTATAAGTATCACCGATGGAGTATGTGTTGGTGAGCTGATTAATGATACCCTCAGAGGTATAAACATCCTCAATCTGTCCGTCGCCGGTCTCAGCCTTGAAACGAGACTTGCATCCAAGCAAATAAGTACGCTCAGCACGGAGGTTATATTTGATGATAGCATCGGTCTTCAAGTCGGCAACAGTAATAGGCTGTTCCTTCTTTACCTTCTCGTAGTCATCTGTAAATACGATGTTCAAGAGTTTCTTCTGAACATACACTTCTTTCTCGCGTGGTTGGAAGTTCTCTGGCGTAATGGTGAGCTGAGACTCAGAAGCAGCAGATGCACCAGCAAGGAATGTTGTGCCCATAGGAATCTCTGGACAAGTCATGTTGTCAAGATTGTCTCTTGTGTCTCCACTAACATTCGGCTTTCCGTTGACAGCCTGCATAACCGCTTTTTTACCGTTAGCCTCAATTACATAAAGCATCAGTGTACCCTCTGTCTTGGTCTGTGAGCCAGCAGCATAACCGGGAACACCAGAAGCAAAAACAGTAGTGCCTTTATAGAATGGGCGAATAGAACCAGAGAAGTTCGTTGAATTAATCTCGATGGTGTCAGCAGCTTCAATTTTCTTAATAGTCTGTCCATCAAGAGTTTCGCCACCAACACGCTGATGCGAGATTGACCAGTTCTTAATATTTACTGTTTTTGCCATACGGCGAACAATAGAAAGAAGCGGTGTCTTGAAAGGATAGAACTTAACAATCTCACTATCCCACTCCTTATCAAGCAAACCACCCTCACGAAGCTGTGTACTAGAAGCCTGAGAGCCTGTAAGGTCTTGACCATCTTTATTTCCACCAGGACTAAGTCTGTCGTTAGCTTTAGGATCTACTGGCTCTTTTGCGGCAACAGTCTCTTTACTTGCAGGATTCACACCCTCGTCACCAATTTGTGGCTCCACAAGGTCTGCTACAGCCATCATACCACCACCTGTAACTACGGCAACAAGCATCAGAATCATCTTCATGATGAACTGACCGCTCATAAAATTCTTTAAACAATTTTTCTTCATTTTATACATATATTTATGGATTAATTACTTCTAATATCATCAAAGAAACTTTCACGTTTCTGTTTCTTTGCCGGTTTATTTCCTGCGCCTGAACTAGAAAGCGAAGGAGGAATGCCTTCCGTGCTAGAAGAGCGAACCTTATTCTGAATCTTCTCGTTTCGGGCTTGCATAGCCGCCTCGTCACGCGCCGAAGTGATGTCGGAATCGTAGTTGTTGGCATTGTGGAGCATCTTCCAAATATCATCTGAAATATCGCCACTCTCTACCTTGTCGTGAATCTCGTAAATCTGGGACCACATATCCTGTGCATCATCGGGATAGAGCTTCATCAGGCGTTCAAGCGACTTGCGCATGTTGGCAGTAACCTTCTCGGTAGCCTCGTTCTGTTCAGCCACGTCCTCGTTGTGCTTGGCGAGAATCTCAGCGAGTTTCTTGCCGCCTTCGGGATCATCAAACAAGGTCTTCACGTCAATACCCAAGCGAGCCATCGCATCAAACGGATTATCATCCGGATTCTTTTCCATGTCCATCGCCAGAGCAGCAAGCCACTTGTGCTTATCAAACACCTTAGACAACGCCTTACCGCTTTCCTCGTATCGTCCGAGCAAATCAGCATCATCATTCATTGCCGCATAACGAGTTTCCTTGTCTTCGAAGTCGATGTCAGCATGGCGTTTCTTGAACCGGTCAGAGAAAGCCTTGCGATTAGGGCGGTCCTCTACAGGAGCTTCATCTGTAGCAGCCTCAGCAGGTGGAGCCTGTTGTGCGCCACCTTCCTCATTCATCTGTGCTAATTCTTCTTTTGTCATATCTCTATACTGTTTGAAACTTTTCGGCAAAAATGCAAATAATTTGAAGAAGTTTTGCCGTGCTCCAACCTTGCGCTTGGTGGTTGGTTGGAACACGGCAAAGAAAGCCATGTTTTTGCCTATTTTTGCGCCTATAATTAATAATGTATAAGAAAATGGTAAAGGCAAGAATACTGACACTTAGCAAAGTGATGCCTCAACATAACAAGTATGACTCGGTTAAGGCTCGCAAGCGAAGACAAGAACACGGCAAGGACGAGGAGTTACTCAGCCGATGCAGAAATGCTTGGAATAACCTGAGCGGTGTGCGAGAAACGAGGGCGAGAACGATGCGCTACTGCATGGGCGACCAATGGAGCGACACCATCAGAGTATACCATCATGGATACTGGGAGGAAATGACAGAGCGTACCTATATGGAGAGGCGCAACCAGACACCTATGAGCAACAACATCATGGTGAGCATACTGGAATCTATTGCCGGTCTTTATGCCAAGCAGGGAACGGAACCGGTTTGCTTTGCAAGAGATAGCGACTCACGGCAACTCAGCGACATGATGAGTGCTACGATGCAATGCAACTGGCAGACAACGTACATGCAAGATGTGCTGAACCACGCTGTTAAAGACTACCTTATGGGCGGTCAGATGTTTGTCAGAGAGAGTTGGGAGGCAAAGGAACTTGAAATGCCAGACTCATGGACAGACGCGATGGAATCCGACCACATGTTTTTTGAATGCGGAAGCGACCCACGACACAATGACGTGAGTCTTATCGGTGTTCTGCATGACGTGAGCCGAGAAGACTTGTATCAGAAGTTTGCCAAAAAAGAATATGGGCTTACGGAAGATGATCTGGATGCTATCTTTGATATTTATCCTTCTGACGATAACAGCTACGGCTATGAGTTTAACGAAGAAAAGGCGTTGGGTAATCTCTCTTTCGACCATACCAACAAGGGAAGACATTACTCTAGAGTGATTGAGGTGTGGACCACGGAAACCAAGCCAATGCTGCAATGCTTTGACCCTATTGCTCAAAATGTAAATGATGCTTATTTCAGGGTAGATCGTAATGATACGGCTATGATACAAAAGCTGATAGATTTAAACAATAGGCGTAAAGAGCAGTATGACGAGGCTGGTGTGCCGGAGGAAGATAGGGCGTATATCACCAGCAAAGATACTTCCAGTAAGTACTGGTATTATACCTACATGGCGCCAGACGGAACTATCCTCTGCCAGGGCGAAACTCCATACGATTATAAGAGCCATCCTTTCACGATGAAACTCTATCCGTATATCAACGGAGAGATTCATCCGTTCCTTGCCAACATCATAGACCAGCAGCGATACATCAACAGACTGATTGTTATGAACGACATGGCCATCAGAAGCAGTTTCAAGGGATTCAAGATGATTCCTACAAATGTGCTTAATGGCAGAACACCAGAGCAGTTTATGGAAGAGGCGGTAGAGTATGACGGATGGATATTCTACAAGCCATCGGTGAAGACACCGAATGCGAAACCGGAGATTATTACATCGAATGCCGTGAACATCGGCACGAATGAACTCTTGCAGATAGAACTGAACCTGATTAGAGAGGTTACCAACGTGAGCGGTGCTTTGCAGGGTAAGACCCCGTCGGCAGGAACTTCGGCAGCCAGATATGCACAGGAAAGCCAGAATGCAACCACGTCTCTGTATACCATCCTTGCCGACATGGACGTGTTCACGGAGAAGCTGGCAACCAAGAAGTGCATGACTATACAGCAGTACTACGAAGACGGAAGAAGGGTTTACGACCGGAACTTCAATACGGTTTACAAGTACGACCGCCTTTCGGCAAGAGATATTCACTTCAAGATCAGCATCAAGAATGCGGCAGCTACGGCAGCCTTCAACACGATGCAGAACGATACGCTTGACAAGCTTCTTGATATGGGCGGTATCAACATCATCCAATATCTGCAGAACCTCAACGCACCATTTGCAGACAAGTTGCTTGCCAGCGTACAGGAGCAGCAGGCTCAGCTTGAACAGATGTATCAGCAGCAACAGGCAATGGCTATGCAGCAAGGTGGCGGTCAGGTAGAGAACGGAATTGTGCAGGGTGCAGACCAGAATGCTGTAGCACAAGCACAGATTGCATTAGGATATAACAGAGCAGCATAAGGTATGGAAGTACAGATAACGATAGAAATGGAGAAGGTGATGAGTGAGGTGAGCAAACACTTCGCTCTCATCGGAAAACGCCTGAAAGATAAGAACGGCGATACGATGTTTGCCAAGACCACTTTATCTTCGGAAGAGAAAGGTATCATGAAGCAGTATATCAACGCTGCGGCAGAAACATTTGTAGCAGAGCTGGCACCACAAGTAACCTATTACAAGAACGGAGACGCGATGGTGATTAAGTTCGAAAACAGCAGATGGGCAGACGGAGAAGACGGTATTACAGTTCCATTTGAAGGCAACTTCATCGGGTATGTGATAGCCTATGTATCGAATGCAGTGTTGGGAATGACAGAACCAGACCTAGCCAAGAAGTATGCGGAGGATATGGCTAATCATATAGCAGCTGCCATTAAGCTGATTTATCATAAGACTCCACCGGCAAGCAGCAACATGAGTCTGGCAGATATGACAGGAGAAGTAATCATTGACTAAAAAGGAAAAGATATGATCATAAAATTTCAAATCATCAAATCGGTAGTGATTGAAGCGGTAAAGGCAACAACCTACCTGAAAGCAAAGATAGATACTGCGGCAGACAACAATGCTGCAAAAGTAGGCTTTAACGAGGCTGCTGGCGACGACCAAGTACACGAAAGAGTGCTGACGCATGACTTCGATACTTCGCTGGAGATTGTGAAGACGATTCTTGCCGAGTATCTTGTGCCGAACGCACAGACCATAGGAGACAACATCATCTATTACGACAACAAGACGGATGATGTGGTAGAGTTTATCATCAACGCTTCACGAAGATGCAACGGAACGCTGACCGATACACTTGCCCGACTGGTGGCAAAGTATGTGGAAGACTACATGACCTTCCAATGGTGGACGAGAACCACGAATCTGAAACAGGCTGAGATTTACCAAGCATCACTCGCCATTGACGAGCATAGCATCAGAAGATGTTTCGTTCTGAGCGGTCCGGCAGTTCCTACTGTTCCATACACCCAACATCTGACCGCCAAGGTGGACGGAAGCGAAGAGGACGGAGCAGTAACCATACGTATTGACGATATGGAAGTTACCCTATCCTACTCTATTGACGAAGGAACCATTGATGATATTGAGGCAAGAAGCAGCGACCCTAGCATACTGGAAGTAAACAGAAGCAAGGAGCCACATGCTTTCTGGCTGAAGCCTGTCAATACAGGTGTAGCAATCATCACTCTGTTCTCCAGACACAGCGATAAACTGGAAGTTGAAGTAGAAGCAACCGTAGCAAAGGAGGTATAAGATGGAGTTTAACAAATTACGCCCAACACATTTTATCCGAGAGAGAGGATGGAAGCCCGAGCCAAATCCTTTCTTGCCGAAGCCACGAAGAGCAGGGCACGGCTATTGTGATAAACACATCTTTATCTATGCCACCCAGCTCTGGTATGATATAGATGCAAATACCAACATGGTAGGACGCGCAAGACGGAACATGAAGGATGCGCAAGGTGAAGATATTCCAACAAGCGAGAACGATCAGGAACGTCCACTTTTCTACCGATGGTTTGACAAGTATATTAATAAGGTGGAAGCGAATCTGTCTGCCTATGTAATGAAACCAGAAGGAAGGGTAAGAGATAATGCCCTGAGAGAATGGGATGAGAAGGAGATATGGCTGAAATTTCCCGACTACTGGGATGATACCAAATATGATGCACTCGTCAAGCTGATACACGACTATATCGTGACCGGTGCGCTATACGAATACTTTATGCGCACATTAACAAGCAAGGACCCTCTGACGATAGACCAGTTGAACCAACTGGACGAACTGGAGATAGACATCATAGACTGCGCCAACTCAACCAAGCCTGGCAGTATGATTCACACATTGAAACCCTTCGGATAATAAAAAAGCGAGCGTATGGAAGATTTTGAAATGGATGAATTTAAGTCTGTAAGGGAGATACAGAAAGAGAAGAAGGAGAAGGCAAAGAAACTTCTCCCTGCAAGAAAGAGTGCCCAAAAGGAATATATACGTGACTGGCTGGCAAGGAGCCAAGAGCAGTTTGAGGATTGTATGAACCAACTGGCAGAGTATGACCCTAAGACATACGTCACCATCTACAAAGACCTTACCAAGCACATGATACCTAAGCAGACAGAAGTAAGCGTTACCCACGGAATAGATGCAGACTTCAAACAGCTTATGGCACTCGGTATGACAACCGTAGAGGACGAAGACGAGGCAGACGTACTGGATATTAGCAAAGCGCCCGAGATACAGGATGCAGATTTTGAGGAACTAAACGATTTAACGGATGGCTCTAGTAACTGAACAGGAAATAGATAATCTCGTAGCGGAAAACCAGAAGCGATACGATGAGATTTATGGCACCTACGACCCTATGACGGGCGAAGGTTGCTATAACTTTGAGCATCGTGTGAAGATAGAACTATCCGATTTCTTCATTCCTAAGATGTGGGTTCCGAAGAAGACTGCCAAATCTGTTCTGTTCAGAGGTCTGAGAAAGATGGGCAGTCTGAAAGACTACATCAACTATGTGTTGCACCAGAAGGATGATGCCCAGCATTTCCAAATGCTTACCTTTGCCATCTGTAGGGTGAGGTTCATGGAAGACCCCGAGTTTGCCCTATATGTGACCGATAAGATTGAGGATAAGAAGACCGGTAAGATGATTCCTTTCAAGCTGAACTATCCTCAAAGAAAGCTACTGAAGATTATGGAGGACCTGCGGAATGCCCACAAACCTGTGTTCGTGGTTATTCTGAAGGCACGTCAGTGGGGCGGCTCTACCCTATCCCAGCTTTACATCAAATGGATTCAAGACTACAGGCGCGATGGTTGGAATGCTATTGTGCTTGCCCAACAGAAGAATACCGCCAAGAAGATTAAGGCGATGTACCGAAAAGCTTTGGAGCGGCAGCCGGGGTGGACCGTGGGGCATCAGGGCGCAAAACTCCAGTTCTCGCCATACGAAAATTCTCCCGACGATTTCCAGGTAACGGATGGCGTGAAGGCAATCAGACGAAGTACACTGACGGTAGCATCCTTCGAGAACTTCGATTCGGTACGTGGTAGCAACTTCCATTGTGCCCACTATTCGGAGGTAGCCTATTGGAAGAAGACACCAGAGCATGATCCTGAGGGTGTGATTTCTTCTATATCCGGTGGTATCGACCCATTGGAAGACAACGTGGAGATATTCGAGAGTACCGGTAGAGGTAACTCTGGTTTCTTCTACGACAAGTGCCAGTTGGCAATGGACCCAAAGAATAATGATGCTTATTCGTTCCTCTTTATTCCTTGTTTCTTCATCGAAAAGGATATGACTCCTGTAGAGAACAGAAGAGCATTTGCCAAGTGGCTTTTGCAGAACAGAGACCGGAGTACCTGTCCGAAGGGTTATCGTGAGACAGGAAAATTCTTCTGGCGAATGTGGCAGAAGGGTGCTTGCTTTGAGGCGATAGAATGGTACAGAAACTACAGAAACAAGTTTACCACGCATGCGGCATGTGCTACCGAGGCACCTATTGATGAGGAAGATGCGTTCAGAAACTCTGGTAGACTGGTATTCAATCCTTATTCTATAGACGACATGCAGGCTATGTATAAGCAAGACCCTAAGTTTACTGCCGACATCGTGGTGAACATCAGCGTGAAGGATGATAACACCATTCCGAACTCGAAGGTGAAGCTGAGAGACGATGGCGAGGGAGACTTGAAGATTTGGGCTGTGCCAAACTGTCTGCAAGTAGAGAACAGATACTTGGTGAGCGTGGATATTGGCGGTAAGAGTACGACATCGGACTATACCGTTATGACCGTGATAGACCGATTCGGTATGATTCCTACGGTGAAGGGCAAGCCAAAGGTGGTAGCGAGATACAGAGGACATGTAAGACATGATAAGCTGGCATGGATGGCTGCTGCCCTAGCCCATTATTATGATGATGCGCTACTGGTAATAGAGAGTAATACTGCCGACCGAGAGAAGAACAACAACACGGAGGGTGATCACTTTCTGACTATTCTGCAGGAGATTGCCGACTACTACGATAATTTGTATCAGAGAACGAGCAGCTCGGAGAATGTGGAAGACAACGTGCTGGCGAAGTATGGTTTCCAAACCAACAAGCTGACGAAGCAGCAGGTGATTGATAACTTGGAAGAGTTTATTGATGATAATCTGTATGAGGAGCCAGACAAGGAAATGTATCATGAGTTGCGTATATATGAGCGACATGATGATGGCAGCTTGGGTAACATCGTTGGTAACGGAAACCATGATGATGTGGTAATGAGTACCGGCATCGGTCTCTTTGTGAGTCTTACGGACATGGAGAAGCCTAGCTGGAAGAAAGCGGAAAGAAGAAGCCGTGGCGGCGATGGTGTTCATACGGCGGCGAAAATTTAAGTCAATGTTAAATATTGAATTATTATGGAAAGAAACTTAGAAAGACAAACTTTGAGTTTTAGCAAGGGCATGACGAATGTGCCTAGCGACTTGCTTTCAGATGATTCTGAACTGCTGGAGAGTGACGGATTTATCTTTAAGGATGGGGAAATGAAGGCGGTTCAGAAACCAAAATATGTAACAAACGGCAGACCTATATTATATATTCACAAAGGCGCTGATTACAGAACATACGTCATGCTCAACGAAAAAAGCAAATACAATGAATACGAAAAAGATGAAATTATCTTTGCTAAAAGTAAAGAGGATGGAACTATCGAGTCTGGGCCATGGCAAGCATTCGAAATAGATGTTGAAATCTATGATGTAAATAGCGTAGGTAATACGGTGGTTGTTACTACAAGTGGCGGATTGTACTATTTTGTATACAAGTCTAAGACCTACAAGTTTCTGAAAGATTTTCCTGAACTAACATATCATTTTTCTTTCGAGAAACCGAGTTATTCAGGTTCGTTTCGACCAGACGAGTACGACAGAACACTCATGAATGTAAGCAACTGCGTTGACCATACGGCAAACCAGACGATGTATTATGATGCGAACGGAGCATTTATAAAACAAGGAGGAACAGAACCTAGTGGCATAATCCGAACAGGTCAATTCCATTATTTTTGGATTAAGTCAGATGGAACTAATGGTGCAAAATATTACAATGAGTTTCAGGAAACCGTACAGGGTCATGTGATGCAGGCGATTAATTGGGTAAAAAGCAAGAATATGTTTGCGTTCCCTTTTTTTATCAGGTGTGCATTCAAGCTATATGATGGAAGTTATACGAAAATAACAGCCCCTATCATCTGCTATCCTACTGTAAACAGAAATTGTCGATTTAGTTCAGCAACATTTGAAAACAAATACTATAACGATTTAAATCAAATGACTGGTACAGAAAGCATTTTCTACTTTATTGAATATAGTGAGCTTAGATTTAAATTCGGTTCGATAAGCGAAGATTGGAAAGACATCATAAAGGAGATTGTTGTTTTTGCTACAGAACAGGTTATTCCATTCGAAATCAGTAAAGGCTGGCGTTTTTTATCTCCTAACGACACCCATAGAAAGCCATTTGCCAACTATGGATTTTCATCATACAAAGAAGATGTATTTAATTATGACCTCCCTTCGAAAATTATTCCTCATAGCGAGATACAACCTACGTACAAAACGGACCAAGACATAATAGAAGAGCTGAAAGGTAAGACGCAATTCTATAAATTATTCTCTGTCGGAATCAATACGAAGTGGTTAGGAGAAGGAGGAGAATGGCTTTACTCTGTGAACGGAACACATTACGGGCAACCGACATTCATTGCAGACGGAGTAGTAAGCAACCTGTCTACACAAAGCCAACTGAAAGTAGACGATTACTATAGCTGGGCAAAGCTTACCTCAAAAAAGATTTATACTTACAATAACCGCCTACACCTTTATGATGTAGAGCGCTACCCTTTTGCCGGTTTCAAAAAGCTCGTCGGAAGAGAAGGTTTAGCAAGCGATAATAATTATATAATGTATACGCATATTGTATCAAATTGGGTTGATACCTGGACTATGAGAGTAATAGGCATAAGTGACTCTTTCTTGCATGGCTGGTTTTATTATCCGGATCCTAATGCAAAAGAAATCATATTGTACGGCTCTGGCAAGTATCTGAACATACCTCTAACAGAACACCCTTTTCTGAACGGAGCTTATTCTTTTACCAACCTTCCTTCAAAAGACGGCGATGCAACTTTTGAAACTATAACAGAAGAAGAGCTTCTGGAAAAGATAAAAAACATGAATGTTCCTGAGGTTTTAAACTCACAGATATTTACTTCTGTCGTAAACAATCCATTTGTTTTCGAGGCATCGGGCGATAATACGATAGGTACAGGAAAGATAATAGGAATAGTTGCCAACACGGAAGCAGTGAGCCAGGGACAGTTCGGTCAATATCCTCTTTTAGTGTTTACTGATGAAGGAATATACGCAATGAGCGTAACATCAGAAGGTCTTTATGGAAGCGTTCATCCTATTTCAAGAGAAGTATGTAACAATCCGGATAGTATTACGCCAACAGACAGGCTTGTATACTTTACATCTGACAAAGGACTTATGGCTATATCTGGTGGTACCGCAAAATGCGTAAGCACGTCAATGAGCGGGAAGATTCCAAAGAACTTTAAGAAGCTACAGACAGAAAGTTTCTTGGATTTCTTGAAGAATTGCATTATAGCTTATGACTATAGAGATTCGCTGCTGAGAATATACAAAAAGAGTAAAGGTTGGTTTGAGAATGAATCGGGAGAACAGGACTTTGATGAGAATGAGAAGATATACTATATATATAATATGGTAGACGGAACATTCGGCATGTCTGTAGCAGATGCGCCTATTGACAAAATAGCAAACGACTATCCGGACAACGTTGTGCAGGATATTGCCATGTCTATCTATACGTTGACAGGAAAGCCAGACATCAACGAAGATACGGAAAGCTATAGCGGATCATTTACTACCAGACCTTTGAAACTGGGCGGCAGCATGACGTTGAAATCGCTGAGAGCGGTGAAGCATCTGTTTGATTCGGACGAAGGTACGATTTGGCTGGAGATATACGGAAGCAACGACTGCAAGCACTGGTGCAAGCTGCCAAGCGTCGGCGGCAAGCCTTGGAAATATTTTACTTTCAAGTACACGCTGCAGAACTTCAAGGCTGCTGATGCCTTTGCTGGAAGTATAGTAGAGGTACAAAGCAGACGAGAAGACAAAATGAGATAATTCTTTCATACGCGCTAATTTATGATAACATGAAAAAGGCGGCTGCTCATCACGAGTGGTCGCCTTTAAAATTATCTAAAATTACATTTTTTAAAACATGATTCTCTTTATATGTGTGTTATCTGTTTTTGATATTATTTATGCAATACGCTACGATGTAGCCTAATACGAAGCAGTAAAGATGGAGAAGTCCGTTCACATTACTCAGTATCATTGTGAACAGGATGAACGGCATCGCTTTCTTTAATGCCTCTTTCCATCGTCCTGTCTTACCCCACATCAAACCAAAGGATGCGAACAGGAAACCGGAAAGCCCCATTGTAGGCTGACTAACATACATGGGCAGCAGACTAGCGACAGAGGCAACAGCCAGAGAAGTGACTGGTTTCATATAGTTCTTTATCTGCCAAAGCACCAGCAGGTTTACGGCAAGATGAAAGCCGTTGGCGTGGAAGAAGCTATACAGGATATGATTCTGCCAAGGGCAACCTGGATAGAAACCGACGTGCCAAGTACACAGAACGATGCAGATGATGCTAAGCACCAGCTTTGTTCGAAAGTTTCTTCTTACGAAGGTCCATTTCTCTGTAATTTTTCCCATATTTCTTATAGTAAGCGAAAATGAATTTGAGATTACTTGGCTGGATAAAAAACTCGGGGGCAGGCTCAGAAACAAGGAACTGGCAGATAAACCATAAAGATTTGCCTACGAACTCCTTGCGCTGCGTCATTTCGTTCATCCTATTGAAGAGAGTATAGTATAACTTCTGCCGAATCGGCTTCATGCTATCCACCTTTGAGAAATCACCGACTGCCATTCTGCGGAGTATATCCCAAGCTCTTTTGGGAGAAACATAGTATCTGGGAGCAGGAGAATGGACCACCTTTTCCCAAGCCTCCTGTTGGGAATGGCAATTAGGAGCTATCTCCCGATACGCCTTCATCAGATCATCCCTCTGTCTGTCAATCAATTCGTAATTTGCTCTTGCCATATAAATGCTACATTAAGATGTTGCAAATATACATATTATTTATAATATGACCAAATAAGCACATAAAGATTTAAATAAGTTTAATATTATGTTGGTTTTCATGGTGTTACGAAAGAAAAAGTTTAACTTTGCAACAAAATGAGATGCAAATCTCAGAAACAGTTAACAAAAGGTAAGATTAAGCCATAAAATCATAACAAAATGAGAACAAAACAGGAATCACCTCTCTCGAAAGAGGAGGAAGCCTTAGTAATGGAAGGCTTATTGAGTAGGAAGATTTGGAGGTTCTATGAACTTCTAGCAAAGTGGGCACCCATACCATTGATGTTAGGTCATTGGTACGGCGTATGGGACTATGGGCATTATCCCTAGACCTACCATAATAGATACCAACTATAGCGGCAACTGCATCATCTGGATTTACATACTGGCGTATATCTATATGCCTTTATCCATGATTCCGGTTAGTTTCTTTTTCAGATACTGCTGGATTTATCGCATTCCGTTCTTTTATTTCTTTGGTATCAACGCTATCAGATTGTATTATCAGCACTGGCTCATCACTCCCGAGCAGCTGGAGATGCACCATGTGTTTATCATATTCACTTTAATGCTTTACGCTTATGGATTTATCAAAATCGCTCTATCGAATAGCAGAATCTGCCTTTGGGATGCTAAGAAACGATGAGTGTGGGTTTACAGAGGAAGAAGAGAGGATTGTGCAGAGGAATCTTCTTTACTGGATGGAAAGAAAGCATCACTTTGACGAGCAACTGGGCAGAGCCTGCATCGCCAACATCTATTATTTTGATGATGATGTTCACAAAAAGTATGCTCCTTACTTCGGGTTTGATGAGTTGAAGGAGGACTATGAAAGGTTATCATGGAACATACCGGACTACAACTTCTGGGATTTTGCGGTAACGATGAATAAGATGTATGCTGACCATATAGACGTGGTTGGCAAATGGTCGAAGAACAAAGACACCACAAGAAAAAGGATTTCGGAACTTGCTATCAGTTTCCTCTGTGACGAATCGACAAACCACCCTACAGATAAAATATGGTGGTACATGAACAGCTAAGTTGGAACACGGCAAAAGCTATTGAAAAGCCTTTTATCTTTGTAGCCATTAATCAAAAATAATGATATATGGCAGAGATAGTACATACATTTTTACAAGAGCACCTGTACAGATCGGCATTGGTTATTGCCATCTGCATGGGTGCTCTTATCATTTCTATGGGCGTGGACCTGTTCTTTGGCATCAAGAAAGCGAAAGAAAACGGACTGGCTACGACAAGTACAGGATTCAAGAAGACTTGCGACAAGGCGAGGAAATACTTCTCTCCCTTCATGGTAACGGTCTGCATAGACCTGATAGTCTGTACGGTACTGCCATTCCCTGTCTTCTCTATGATATGGGCAGGATATTGCGTGTTCTGTGAATTTGTAAGCGTAAGAGAGAAGAGCTGGCAGAAGGCTGAGATACGGAAGCAGGAGAAGACGGTAAGCATTCTTCTGGAGAACAAAGAAGACTTGGCCAGAGCTTTTGCTGAGATTATAAAGGAGCAGGGAAAGGAGGAGAAGAAATGAGACTGATTAAGAGAATTTTTGTTCATTGCAGTGCCTCTTCTCAGAAATGGGGCGTGAAGGAGCTTTGGGATGAGTTTAAGCGAAAAGGTTGGAATAACCCAGGCTACCATTATGTGATTACTGCTGATGGTGGGATTCACCAGATGCTGCCGGTAGAAATGGTTAGCAACGGTGTGAAGGGATATAATGCTACGGCTATCAATGTGGCTTATGTTGGCGGCATCAACAAGAAGGGAAAGGCGGTAGACAACAGAACTGAGGAGCAGAAGAAATCGCTTATCACTCTGCTCACTCAGCTGAAGAAGAAATATCCGGATGCTGAAATCTTGGGGCACAGAGATATTTCGCCCGACAGGAACCATAACGGCGTAGTGGATCCTTGGGAGAGAATCAAGGAGTGCCCTTGCTTTGACGCTAAAGTTGAATACAAAGATATATAGCTTATGAAATGGTATGACATAAGGTTTTGGAAATTGGCTTGCATCGGGCTGGTGATTGGAATTATCCTATTGGCATTTACAGGATGCAAGACGAAGGAATATATCAAGATTCCTTCTGTTAGAACTGAATACGTATGCAGAACTGATACTTTTGCTAAGTTGGATAGTATCTACATGAAGGATTCGGTATATGTTTTTCAGAAGGGTGATACGGTTTTCCATAATAAGGTGGTTTATCGGGACCGGTATCATAATATATATAAGGTGAAGACGGACACGATCATCAAGAGGGATTCTGTAGCCGTGCCTTATCCTATAGAGCGGCAACTGACGAAGAACGAGCAAAGGCTGATGTCGCTGGGCAGATGCTATATCGCCTTTCTGTTCATTCTGGCGGCTTGCGCGATTGGGTTCACTCTCTGGTACAGAAACAAAAAGTGCTAGCTTATGGCGAAGATTAGCGAAGAACTGCAGATGATTGATTCGCTCCTAATGGAATTTCATGAGCGGATTCAGAGCGGAAGATGCTTAACTAACAAACAGCAAAATGCTTTCATGTTAGATTTTCTGCACCGCATCGCCAACAAGGACGAGCCTATCAGCAAGGCTGAGGCATGCGGCTATGTTCATGTTTCTAGGGCTACCTTTGACCGCCTTGTGAAAGAAGGCAGGCTGCCAAAGGGTAAAAAGCGGAAAGGATGGACCGAGCTAGTTTGGTACGAAAAGGATTTAGATGAATATATAGATAGATTGGTATAGATTTTACTTTTTTATTTTTAGTTAGTTGTATTAATTAGGTTTTAAGTAGATTGTTTCATTGCAAAAAGAAATCCCACTCGGCTGTGATAGCTGGGTGGGATTGTGGGTTATTTATTTCATGAATGCCATCCAAATAGTTTGGTTCTTGATGGTGGTACGATGCCCGAATATAGGTTTGTAATCGGTGATAGCCTTTAGCACATCACTAACCTTTATCTGCTGCTCGTTCCACTTGAAAATGAGTGTTCCGTTTGTTTTCAGCACCCTCATGCCCTCATGGATAGAATCGTTGATGAATGCTTGCCAATTTTCGGGCAGCTTACCATATTTCTTGATATGTATCGCAAGTGGTTTTATCAAGTTCATCGTTCATATCGTAGAGCTTTCTAAAACCGACTTTTCTTGAGAACGCAAGAACCTTTCCGTTGTCATTACGTGGAACTTCACTAGCAGGATGCCACAAATCCTTTAAAGCTCGATTATACCCACGCTGGAAGCCATATTCAAAGAAGGACCTTTCATTATCTGGCAACCGTCGTAGTATTGTTGCATCATCAAGTTGTGCTATCTTTTCTAAAACCTTTGTGTCTATCATACTTACTCCTTCTCTTTAGTTTCATACTCCTGTTGTAACTTCTTGACCTCGTTCACGAACTTGCTGACATCAATATCACAATCAATTACCTCTTGATGGTTTTTGATGGCATCTTCTATCAGATGGGTGCATTCTTCGGTAAAACCACAGATACGATCACCTCCGATGGTGTAGAGATACTTGTGCGTGTTATAGTAAGCACACTGACAGAGAGATAAGCCCTCAGAGTTGAGGCGGTCCCGTACATCGGGATTGTTAATGCGAAGGACCACCATCTTACCTTTACTAGAATAGTACTTGCGGTATTTGATGCGGTCTGCAACGATGATTGCTATAGCTACCAACCACAGGATAGATAGCACAATGATAACATCTGTTTGAATTGTATTCATAACTTTCATTTTTTATTGTTTGTTTATCTTAAGTCGGTCATTCTTCCAGGATTTTGAATGTTCAGTTCCTTGTTGACATCATGTAGGCTGACGGACGGCAATGTATGCGTATCGGGGTCTAAACCCTTCGACTTGCAGTAGTTTCGCCATGCCTCTATGCCATGAGGCTTCTTTGCATTCTCTATCGCTTTCAGACGCTTTTCTTCTTTTCTGCGCTCGTCCTCTACCCTTCCACGCTCCTTCAGCAAGTCTGCCTCGTAAGCTATCAATCCTCTCATAATATCTTGAGGATTGATGGTTTTACCGTTGTTGATGAGCTTGTTGTATTCGCCATTGGTGAAGGCTACGAAGAAGTAATCAAGTTCGGCAGGAGTTATGTAGAAATACTTTGTACAGATGCGCTGAGCAAGCAACTGAATCTGATAATCTGTTGCATTATCGTAGGCGCCCAGATAATAGAGAAGGTCAATCAGTCGTCCTGTTACCCATCCTACGAGGTCTCTGAGTCCACCACGTTTCTGAATATCCAACATGGTTTCCTTATTCTTCGTTATAGCCTCAGTTAAGGTTGCAGGACGCTGATAGTTTGCCTTATCCTTGATGATAGGCACTCGCGATGAGTCGGGCAGCGCGCTCTGAACGTTGGATATTCCGTTGTTGTTCATAATTTACAGGTGTTTCTATTTCGTCTTCCCATCTTTCACCATTCAGATAAGTGAGTGGATGCATGCGGAAGGGTATATTAGCATGAGGTACGATCGGGTCGGTCGGCTTGCGGGTCGATGCCACGTAAGCAGGAACGGCTGCCATGCAAGCTAATTTATCGGCTAGCTTTAGCCTGTTCCACTTTTCTTCGGCCTTTTTCCTACCTTTCTTATAAGAATAAGCTTCCCAAAACTCTTCAAATGTTGGAGCTGGCTCAGTTTGGATGATAGCAGAAGATTCTTCAACCTCCAAGTCTACCGTCTCCACTTCGGCATGATTGTTGAACAACTCAGAAGGCTTGTAATACTTACCCGTAAGCGCCCATCTTGCGCCGGCTACAAAAGCATCTTGAACAGGTTCGCTTTCCGAATATTTGTTAGCCTCCGAATGGATTTCCTTTAACGTTTTCATAAGCTATATGATTTTGATGATTTATACCCAACCGGCACCCGAGTTTTCAAGTTCTCGCTTGCAATATTGCAAACCTACCTGATCGTCGGGTTCCGGAATCATGATGCTGCGGACATTTGCGTAATCTATCACGTTTCGGATAACGCTGCTAGCCTCTGCTGTATTGAGGGAAGTGAGAGGTTTGTATTTGCGGTTGCCTGTCTTATCTACCTCATCGGTATAGAAGATGTAGCTGCAAACGTTGCGCTGAATATCACGAAGCGTTTCGTAGAAGGTCTGCCCTAACTTTAGGGCGAGATAGCTAATCATGAAGTGAAGATAACTGGACTGCTTATCGGTCTGAATGGGGTGAAACTTCTTTAGTTCGATATTATACCCACATTCTTTGGCCTTCTGAACTTCCTTCACGATTTCCAGATAGTCGCGAGGATCATTAGGATTGTATACACTCATATTATTATAATTACATTAGATTGATTACTAAACCCTTGCAAGCATAATCGGTTGGTACACCGAGGACCTGCTGGAATTTGTTTACGGCAACATCGGGGTTAAGATGGCGTGCAGAACCATGAATAAGGACGATGCGCTTGGCGGTATTGGCTGCCTTGCATTCGTTGAGATACTCGATAGAGTGAGCCAGACTCATGTGGGAAAGACGGATGCGGTCGGCTTGGCTGACTATCGTCTTGCCTTCGTTTACGGCTTTCTCTAGGAGAGAATCATCATAGTTGCATTCTGCCAAGAAGTAGCGGCACCCTTGAACTACATTTTCCATATTGTAGCAATCGGTGAAGAACATCATGGTTCCCATTTCCGGATGATGAATGAGGAAAGAGAAACAAGGCACATCATGTTCTACCTTCATCGGGGTGATACTGAAAGCACCTAGATGATAGGTCAGTTCTTTAATCATGCCTTTTACTCCCTTGCATTTCTCGGATAACTCTTCGGTAGAGTAAGCATCGATTCCTGCTTTGAGAAAGTCTTTGGCATTTTTTGCATGATCGCCTTTCAGCCGTGGGAGTGACTTATAATCACTCCCACGCATTTTGATGTTTTGAGGTTTGCAACTTTCTTTACTTCCTGCAACGGACGACCTGCCTCTATACAGAGCTGCTGACCATTACTAGCCTCCAGTACGTAGGCACTGCCAAGACTATTGCTATTTACGACTATTAACTTCATACTTAACTTTCTACTACAATACGACTCTCAAATGACAATGATGGAAAGTAACTACTCATTTACAACTTCCCAATCGCCTGCAAATACATCACTAGACGATGGCACCCAAGAATCTGCTCTGCCATCTGGATTGATGATAAGCATCTGATTGGTGTAGTCAATGTGAGGATTCTCACGCTTCATCAGAATGTCCTTAGCAATCTGTGGCAATGACTGCATCTTAGGAATGATGTCACCTGTAATGTGTGAAGGAACCTGCTTCACGATAAACAACCCCTTACCATTCCATCCCTTGCGTCTTACCGCAAGACCTGCCTTCAATAAGTCAATAGCACCACCGAAGTTAACAGAGCCTACTTCACGATAGGCTTTCTCAAACACACTCTTAGGAGACCAAGACTTATATCCGTTCTCATACTCTACCAAATAGCCATTTTCCTCAATGGCTGATTGTGTAAGTTCTCTACCAAGCACTTTCTGTGCTTCTGTCATAGTCATAGGCTCTGCCATAATAACCTTTGTTCCAATATACTTTTTCATAATAAAACTTATTTTTATTTTAACTCAAACTAAACTTTTGAGCCTGTTGTGGCTGCTCATCATGTACTTCTTCGGCATTCACTACTTCGCCTGTATCAGCATTGACCGTAATAACGTTCTTTGCCTCGGCAAACTCTTCATCACGCTGAACGATGGCAGAAGGAGCCTCATCAAGGTTTGTGATGTCGATTGATTCGATAGAGAGTTCTCCCCACTTCGACAGGAGTCTTCTGAGAACAGTCTTGATGGCCATGCTTTCGAAGTTAGAATACCATCCTACGCCTTCGCCACTTCCGTTGGTAGCCTGCTTGAGAGCCATTTCCTTCAGCTTCTCAGCATCGACCTTTTCGCTAAACTTAACGGTAGGACTATACTGCTTTGCGTACCGGCATACCTCATCAAGTGTCATATAGAGAAGTTTGGTAAGACCATCCTTCTTCTTGAAGTAGGCGAAGTAGCCGATTGGAGTATTTGAAATCTGAGCGCCCGAAAGGTCAAGCTTTCCTGTAACCTTGTCGTAATGGTTGAACTCGCCTTCGTATACTACATCAGCGTTGATTGTCTCGTACTTGCCGGTGCGCATAGCCAACTGGAGATAACCCTTCGTACCGATAACGAGCGTAGGAGTCATTACTCCTTTGTTCTTGAACGGAAGGAGATATGCCTGTCCCAGCTGCTTATTGAGAGGCAAGCGAAGGGAGGCTGCTTTCAGAGCCTCAGCCATCAAGTCATTCGGTTTGCACTGGAGCAACTTTTCATCGGATGAAAAGATTTCCATAAGTGAGGTGCAAAAAGCACCTTTATTCTCCTTAAGTGAACTCTGCAACAGGCTTTGGTAATAACTATTATTCATTACCTCCTGAAAATTCTTAACTGCTACTGCCTTCTGAGAAGGCTGTGCTTTTGCTACTGCTGTTTCTGCCATGATTTTTATTTACTTATATGTTTGATTAATTCTTCTTTTGTCTTAAACACTTCGCTTTCTTTCCTTGTTGGGAAAACTGCGAACTTATACTGAATAGAGCAAGGTGCCTCGCCTATCTGCTGAAAGAATACGCCAACGATGTTTGCACGTCGGATTTTGTACCCATCGAGCAGATAGACTGCATCACCTATATTGAACTTCGTCTTGATTTGCATGATGCGTTTCAATCCATTGTGGCCAGAGCGAAATGCTCAACCTTCAGTTTATCATCCTTTGATACTACAAGACGGATTTGCTGACCGCCTGTGCTGAGCGGATGGTTAACACTTTCGCATTCGTCTAGTACAACAGGGACCGATACATCATAGAACTGACCGATAGTGCGCGCGATGTCGATTCCGGCATTCACCTTGGCAGCACCATTGAGGCGGCTGTAAGGCACACCATTGTGATAACATTCGCAATAAGGTTTCTTCTCACCATCGAGTTTTGGAAGGAACAGACTCCATTTTACGAAACGGAAGTGCTGATTGACCTTATCTTCGAGAGCCTTGCAAGACAACTGATAGAACTCATTGGTGATGTTGAGTTTATCGTCAATATCATCAAGCTGCTCCTGAAAGATGGCTTTATCCTTCTGTGCTGCTTCGATATGAGCCATTGTATTGTCGTAAGATGCTTTTGAGGCGAGGAGTTCGAGGACTTCATCGTATCTGTCAGAAAGCGGCTTTCGCTCTTCATCGAGTGCTTGAAGTAACTTGTCGTTATCCTCGTTGCTATCGGATGGTTTGTCGAGTTCTGCCTGCAACTCGCCAATCTCTTTCACTACCTGCTGATACTCTTCCTTAGAAGCAAGAATCTCCTCGTAGGTACTAGGAACATCTGCATCAACATCTGCCTTATGCTTTTCTGCCTCTTTGAGGACTTGGTGAGCCTTGATAAGCTGGTTTGTGGTGGTCTGACGATCATCATTCAGTTTATCCAACTCTTTGTTGAGTTCGGTGTATGCGCTTTGGAGTTTGGCAAACTCATTGTTGAGTTTCTTCATATCCTCTGCCTTGCGAGAGTTGAACTGGTTCTGAGATTCCTGTTTAAGGAGCTGAACATCACCGATAGGTAGAGCCTGACCGCAATGAGGACAGAAACCTTCCTTATCGTTCCATTCCCAAGTGCGCTTGGCAATCTCATCGCTACGCTTGTTTAAGTCGCTAACCTTCTTCTTGCATTCTTCAATCTGAGCGTTTATCTGAACCTCGGTGGTAGGATAGCCACTCATGACTGCTTTGAGGTTATCAACCGTAGATTCTGCCTTGTTGAAGGCTGCGTTGGCGTTGATAACATCGCTTTGGTGCTTGGTCATGTTATCAGTAGACTCCTTATCTGCGCCCTGCTCCATCATTCGCTTGCGTTTTTCGGCAAATTCAATTTTCTTGCGGATTCCGTCAAGGCGAACTCTGTCAGCTCCACCTGTGCGAATCTGCTGAATCTTGTTGTCAATCTCCAAGAAGCATTGGTGGAGATAAGCCTTTTCTTTCTCTAGAGCCTCCCAATCCAGCTTTGACGGAAGGGTCTTGTCGAGTTCGGCGAGTCTGATAGGGACCGCATCGAGTTCCTTCTGAACTTCTGTACGCTTGTGCTTGAGGTGGTGAAGGATGGCATCAATATCTTTCTGTTTGAGGAGTTCAACAAGATAATCATACTTCTCTTCGCCATTCGTGATGTCTTCGACAGAAATGTCACCTGCCAATGACTGAAGGAATGCGCGCTGATTCTGCCAAGTCATATCAAGGAACAGATTAGGACAGATGCACCACGCAAATGGGTCTTCTTGGAAGATGTCGTTAACTACTTTGTCGAAATCTCCGGCGGTAGTCAATTCTCCATCAACATAGTACTTGAAGGTGTTGGTGCATTTATCACCTTTCCACTTGTCTGTCAGAACTCGCTTGAACGAGATTTCCTCAGCATCTACCAACATAACCAACTCGGATGAATGCTCTATCTCCTTGATAATATTGTGATTCTCATCAAAGGTTTTGATGTCGAGCTGCATGCCGTTGGTATCAGTACCGAATAATGTGTACATGATGGCGTTGCCGATAGTGCTTTTGCCTCTTCCATTGTCTCCCGAGATAACAGTAAGGTCTTCTCCGAAATCGAAGACTCCGTCACGGATGCCACAGAAATTGTGCAGTTTAAGTGTCTTGAATAGAATTTTCTTCATTTTTATCTTTGTTTAAAGTTTCTTCTTTTTCTCTCAGTTCCTTATCGTATTCCTCGAATGCTCTTGCTGTAGCGTAGGTGAACTGGTCGCTATTGCGCATAGCGTTCAAGATAAGATTTTTGAGGTCTTCTGGCGATGCGTGCATGAATGCGTATGCCTTCGGAATGGTTCTGTCACCCATGAGGACGATGCAACGGAAATGCTTTGCCTCATCCCCCATCTTATCAACTATATCAAGTACCTTCTTGATATGATTGAAGAAATTCTGTCTGATATTCTTTTTCATGATTTCGTTTTTTTTAAAAACCTGCCTATCCTCACGGACGAGCAGGAAAAATAAATTTAAATTCAAAAAAAATAACGTTAAAAACTAATTCTTATCTGTTGATCCTAAACCGCTACGAGTGCCGTTTACCTTGCCAAGTTCCAAGTTAGTATCTGGAACGTAAGTGAAGGCACCCTGACAGATGCGTTGGGAATAAGGAATAACGAACTTGAAACCGAGCAGACGCATGATGCGATGCTTTAATCTCCATCTGCCCGACTTGACGATGGCATGGACTTCTTCGCCATAGCCGCAATCAATCAAACCGAGAATCACGTCAAGATTTGCTCTGACCTTGCCTAGATAGTCGCCATGTAGGAACCAAGAAGGGAAATAAACATCTAGCAACATTCCTTTGCCCGACATACCACTACGTGGCTGAATCAGCATCTTCATATTTGAAGGAAGTTGTATCTTGAACCCGAGCGGAACGTAAAAGCGTTTGTTTGGAATTACTTCCGTGTCCTTGCTGCAATGAAGGTCGTAAGCGGCATCCGTCTCATACGCCTTTGTAGGGAAACACCCATGTGTTACCAATTCTACATTGATTTTTGTACCTGATTTACTCATTATTTTTATCTTTAAATTCTTTTATTACTTCTGCCACAATACTGTGTCCTTTAATTCCTAAGACTAATCTGATTTTTCGAAGGCTCATACCTTCTGAATGCAATTTTAGTATTTCATCCTTATAAAGTACTTTCTGCGGGATTGACTTTTCTACTTTAGGTATTGTCATTAAACCCTTTTCAATAAGTCTCCTAGAGCGTTCGGATCTTCCGAACACAAGAGAACTGACATAAGTGCTTGAAGTACCAAACCTTTCTGCAATACTCTTTAAAGACATGCCATTTTTGAAGGATTCATTCATGGATATTATCTCATCATCAGAAAACTTCATCTTTAAGTCTTTCTCTAAAGATTGATTAGTGTACTCGGTTCTGCATCTACCATGTACTAACCTACAAACAAAGGCCCTTGTTACGCCATACTTTGATGCTAAATTAGCTTGTTTTATCCCTTTCTTGTAGTCCTCGAAGATTTTTACAGCTAAATCATCAGAGATTTTTCTATTTCGCTTTGCAGCGGCTCTAGCCTTTTCGGAATAATGGTAATGACCAGCGTCACGACTATATTTATTATTGTACTCCTGTGTACACCACTCCAAATTTTCTACACAATTATTATGAGTATTGAAGTCTTTGTGATTTATCGTTTCGTAGTTGTTTGGATTCGAAATGAATGCTATGGCAACAAGACGATGAACTAAGAAAGGAAAGTCTTTTCCATCTTTTCTTAAACGAATCCTCAAATACCCATCTTTAAGTGGCTGAGGAATCATAATTATGCCCATTCTGCAAGAACGAACACGCCCAAGATTACTGACCTTATATAGTCCTTCAAGACCAACAATATCCATCCAAACCTCACCTTGTAAGTCTGGTTGTCTCTCCAAATTTCGGCTCACTACTTTCTGATTGTTCCTACGGCAAACACATCTTTTGCAAGTATGTATTTTACCATAAAAATCTGTCATCGGCTTAGCTTTGCCACAAACCTTACATATTCTTAGACCATTCGTCATAATGTTTCTCCTCTTTTAGTTGTTCAACTTCCTTTTTGTAGAACTCTATGAGTTCTTGTAGCTCGAACAGAGACCAATTCTTGGCTTGACGATGTTTCCATTCTAGCAGTTCCATCTTCTTTGGACCAAGTTTCTTTTCTAGATACTTGCCCAAGTATATCAGATGAGAGCTGTTGAATCTGTTATCATATTGGCATTCGATAGTCACGTTGTCCGGATCAAATCTCGTTGCCATGTGAATGCGCCCCCAATAATGGCTTGCGTCTCCTTTTGAGAAAGGTAAGATACGCCTACAAGTTGGGCATTGAAACACGCCTTCATCGTTTACGTCACGAAGTCTTATGTAGAGTGAAAACCATCTGTCGAGCCTCTTAATAAGTGCTGGCTTACTAAGTCCGGCTTTCGCCTTCTTCTTTTCCTGTTCCTTCTTGGCTTTATCCCAAGGAGTCTTCTTTATAGGTGTCCTCTTGAGAGGAGTTTTTCTTTTTAAACCCATATTGCATGTAATTATCATTTGTAAAGTTTGAATACTCGCCCTCGGGCTTTCCGATGTCTGAGGACACATTTTTAATTTTAGAGTTGAGGATATTTATTTTCCTCAGCTTTGACTCGAAGATTCCTAAGGGTGCCCAAGGGTTTCTTTTGAGTTCTCTGTATATTTCGAGAACATTTCTCCGGTACTTGTGGAGAGTAGGTTCGGATAAATCTATCATAAGCCATTGATTTTGAAGTTTAAGAAAAACCTGCCTATCCTCACGGACGAGCAGGAAAGAGTCAAAATTTGTTTTAAACAATGTTTGCTGCCGCTGCAGCGAATAATCATACACAACAAACAAATACATAATAGTCCACCTTAAGGATTCGGACCCAACTTCCCGATTTGATAAGAATGTATTAAGGATTTACACAAAACAGTTTCGGGCGTGCTACCAGTTACACTATCGGTGGATAACGGCATCATGCGCTACCATGAATTTAAGAGCCATGCTCACCGCTTTAGCTATCAGTCATAAAGACTGATGCTCGGGGATGCGCGAGCCTTCTTGGATAACAACTGAATTAATAATAATCGCGCATTCCCTTATAATGACTTAACACTATTCGACTTTACACTTTTCCAATATGTCAAAGAACTTATGTCCAAAAAGGGCAATGGGATTGTTCCGGAAACTGCTATATATAATAAGGTATAAAACGAAAGGTGCTGGTAGAATGCTCGACCACAACATTTCCTTCTGGTTCGTGGCGCATGAATTCAACGCAAACAACTTATATTGCCACTGGGTCTATACCGCTCCACACCTAACGATTTCAAGAAATATTATAATAACAATATCCAAAACTATTTTGGGGATTCGAGGCGAGTTGAACGCCTTTGCTCGGGTTTCCCCGCTCACTCCGAGTGAGCTAGCTCGATTCCCATGTATCACTCCTATGCTCACGCACAAGAGTGAATTGATAGTTTACAAATAAGAACAAGAACCTTTCTTAAGCAATCGTTTAACTCTATGCTCACGCATATCCAATTTAAAACGCATTTTGTCTGAATAACTAATCTAAAAGTTCAACAGCTAAATATTTCACACATTTACACACTCACTAGTTGTGGCACCTTAACAGGCTCTGCTCCGTAGCGATTCAGAGCACAGGAACGAATGTCCTGAGCCTGTTGGCTATTACTCCGGTAAGCAAGAGCATTGTAGACAGTAGTCTTGCCACAACCAAAAATTTTCATGATTTTAGGAATTTTATCTTTATCAATCAATATTTTTTCTATTTTTACGACTTTATTCATATTATTTTTTGTATATTTGCACCATAAATCCGTTTATAACGAGTTTTATTCTCGTTTACGGATGCAAAGATACACGTTTATAGACAAATATCCAAGGATATAGGCATTAATTTATAGTTAATTTACGTATTTACACAAATATAAACACTAGCAGTATGGAAGGATTAAGAGATAGAATCAACGAGATAAAAGACCATTACAGGCTGACTAACAGAGGGTTTGCTGACGCTATCGGAGCAAAACCTGCTGCTACGAACAATTATTTGAACGGCACAAAGGAGCCTTCAATGGAGTTTATAGACAGAATACTGACTACATACGTAGACATATCAGCAGATTGGCTACTTTGTGGCAGAGGCAGTATGTTTTACGATGCAGACAAGCAGACGGACGAAAAACTGCTGAAAGAACTAGCAGAAACAAAAGTAAGTTGCTAGTACAGGAAGGAGTGGTTAAGGAGTTAAAGCAAATCATCAGCGAGAAGATTGCTGAAAGAGACAAAAGCCTTGTCGGCTGATACGATAAAGGGGAGCCTTCGCAAAGAAGGCTCCCCTTAATTTTTACATCTTGCCTTCGAGGGCGTCGAAAGCAGATTGTACGTCCTTATTAAGTGTACGTGCGTATCTAGTAGTCTGACGCAAGGTAGTGTGTCCAAGCACCCTTGCCACGATATTGATAGGCATACCCTTCGACAAGAATAAGGTTGCCGCAGTCGCTCTACCCATGTGGGTATGCAGTCTGTCAACTCCAACCATCTGCCCGATCGCCTTTAAATAATCATTATACTTCTGATTCGTTATTCTAGGCAGCTTGAAGTCATACTTCTGTAGTATCTCCAGGGCAGGTTTGAGAAGTTGGAATACGAAATCCGTATCTGTCTTCGTTCTCTTAGCGTGATAGAACATCTTGCCGCCAATCTCCTCGCAGTTAGTATAATCGAACGATGCAAGGTCTGAGTATGCAAGTCCTGTGTAGCATTGGAAGAGGAACAAATCTCTTGCATGGAGAATATGAGGTGTTGAGAGTTTCAATTTCTTGATGGCAGCAAACTGCTCTTCTGTGACACAATCAACATACTGCTTTTCCCCCTTGCCAATATGGAATGGTAGAAACTTATAAGGATTCTGCTCAATAAGTCCGTCTATCATCGCATCATTGATGAACAACTTGAGATACTTATGATAGTCGTAGATGGTACATTGAGCCTTATCCTGTCTGTGAAGATACTCATCCATCGCACGCACCTTCGACACATTGCAGTCTTGGAACGATTTTATCTTTCCCCATGTTTTTAGGAATTTGATAAATACATCATAGCGTTTCTTGGTATGCTCGCACACCTTACGCTCATTTCGTCTTCTCTCGCAGTACTCGATGAAAGAAGTTCCTTCGTCTTCTCCGTTCATCTGTGAGATAGCCACATTTAAGTCACAACAGCCTTCCTTAACCATCTTACTGATGATTTCGTTTGCTCTCGCGCGGTATGCCTGTATGATTTCATTCAGCTCATCCGCATCTTTTCTCTTGATAACCATCTTTGACGCATCAGACCATTGTGTAGTTGTCACTTTTACACCTGTGGAAAAGTACTTCCTTTGACGCTTGGCACAAAAGCATAATTCTACCGAAACTTCATGTTTTGATGTCGCTCGCTTCAAACGATTGTGAATAATACTTAAATTAATTTTTGCCATTTTGATAACATATTTTTTACAAGGTGATAATACATTGATAACACACCTTCCGATTCAACAATTTGCATGAATAATATAAACCATTGTTATTCAGATAGTTATCCCCAAAATGCGTTTAAACTAGTTTAAACCAGTTTAGAAAATCAATCTTTATGACATATCTCTTTAAAAAACAAAAAGCAATCTATATAAGTATCTGTTATTCAATACGTTATATAGACTGCTTATTTGATTTTTTCTTGACTAAACGTTGCGTTTTTACGCCTAAAAAGTGATTCCGTTGGGGTCACAACCAATTTCTCACAAATCTGTCTATATCAGCCACTTATCTTTCGGGTGCAAAGATAGTGATAACATTTTTATAACACAAATTTTTAATTACTTTTTAACTATATTTTGCAAAAGTCGAAATTTGGTGGTTTCAAATACTTTTCTTACTTTTGCACTCGTCAATACAGAGATCCTCACCTCTATCTTGTTGATACAACATTTGTGAAACTTCAATACTTTCAATAGGTATTACAATATAGGGGATTGATTAAACCGAAAGAAGAGGTGCGGTTTTTTCTTTCCCCAATTTTTGTTTGCTATGCAGTATATAAACGTCACCATAGAACTTCTTAAGACATACTCTTCGAGCAAGAGGATGAAGGAACTTCTTGCGCTGGCGATATGGTTCAAAATGCAGCATAGCAATTCCGTGATTTGGAACGTAACAGAATACAAATTGCGCAAAGAATTACGTATTGGAAGACCAAAAGCTCAAAGACTTATTCAAGACATGAAAGATAGCGACCTGTTTACCATAGATGGCAACAAGGTTGTTGTCTCCTCTTTCCGTGACCATACAACAAAGTGGACTCGGAAGAACAAAGAGTATCATGGAGCAATGGTCTGTAAGTTTGAAGTGAAGGAGTACACGATGAAGGAACTCTACAATCTCATAAACGAAAAACTTTTTGTCTATCCTATTTGTGCTGCCGAGCACAAGGACTGTTGCATGAAAGCATCTGATGATGGAAAAGTCGGTGCCAAAGGTAAGGCTATCACGATAGGTCAGTTTAAAAAGGCGATCAATATGAGTAGTGGTGCTGTTTCTAAGTTGAAGAAGAAACTGATAGGAGAAGGGAAAATAAGTTCCACTCTTGCAGAAAAGCACTCCTTTGATGTTAGAAACGAAGAAGAAACGAAAAGGACATTAATGAGGACTGGCAAGAAGAAAGCCGACTTTGTTGTTGGTACGCTCGGTTTCATAGTCCTTGCATGTTCTTACTCAATTACCGATAGAATGGTTTCTGATGGGTTCAGACATCTTATCTACGGCAAGCAAAATGAAAAGGTGATGCAGAAGGACATGAGTTTTGGAGGAATTCCTGATGGATTCTTCTGTTAAACTCTTCTGTGTTCATTTATGGAACCTACATTGAAAGAAAGAAGATTATAATATTGAGAGTCATGAAGAATGAAACAAAATTAAACAGAGTAAAGGAGTTTCTTGATGGAAACAATATCAAGTACGTTACTCCTAAGAATGCAGGAAAGAAAGGTCATAGTGACTTATTTCTGCCTTTATTCAGAATCTACATCAAACTTCAAGGTGAAGATGATGAGTTGTTCTATAGAACCCACCACATAGGTGTGCACCCCATCTTCATCCGTGATGGTGAAACTCCTAAGTTTGTTATTGAGAAGGTGCAAAACACCATCATCAATATAATGCAGAAGAAACAGGCAGCATTTGAGAATCGTAAAAAGAAGTAGAGTTATGTTCAAGGTATTCATTATAATCGCCTTTTTCGTAATCGTATTGGAACTGGACGAGATAAAAGATAAATTGTAGCTTATGAAAGATGAAAATTTAAAGAAAGCTATTGAGCTGAAGAAAGGACTTGATAGTAAAAGAGAACTTTTGCAGTTTGCAGATAGCCATTCTGTGGATTTAAGAGTTAATCTTGAAAACAGATGCAATAACGAGATTCGCAATGTAGATTACCTTCTCGATAGGGATGTTAGCAAAGGACTGAGAGCGATGGTTATCGCCAACATCGAGAAGAGTATTAATGACTTACTGGAAGAATTAGAAAAGTTGTAGATTATGGGAAGTTTTATAAAAGAGCGTCTCATTTTTGCATACTGCTGGACGCATTCGACAGGTAGATGTAAGGATTGTACTTGTTGTTACACCTTCAAGAAATGTAAGGACTTCGTAAATTCTTTTTGGAAGATACACCGCTACAGGCATTATCACAAGACAAAAGCGAAATATCCATGTACGCTTGTTGAGTTTAGGAAGGGAGTTAGACCATTATTTCGTAAAAAATTTTAGGCTTATGGAAACAGAGAACATTAAGTTCAAGGCTAAACGTCTTGAACGGAAAAGGATGGGTTTGCGGATATTTCTACGAAGAGAATGGTAATACATACATCATCGAAAATCGCCAGAAAGAAAGTATGCTGAACCGAAATATCACTTATCAGGTAGACCCTTCTACCGTCTGCCAGTTTACAGGACTGAAAGACTGCGATGGCAATGAGATTTGGGAAGGTGACATTATGAAAAGCCCAAACTTAGAAGAATTAGCCATAATAAAATGGGATGATTCTTTATGTGGTTTTAAATGTGTAGGTGTTATTCGTAATATTTATTATTCTCTTAGTTCTCTTGTTGTATTCGCTAGATGGTATGTCGTTGGCAATAAATTCGATAAGGAGTAGCTTATGGATACAGAAAGATATTATTATGCAGTAGCATGCTTCATGCGTAAGGATGGCAAAATTAGCGTCAGTTCGGTTACGTGTAGTGTTAGAGGGGAAAAGGAGAATACTAAGTTCTATCCGCTCATGGAAATCATCACGGACGTGGAAGAGAATTTCAAGGATGATATGGTTAGTGGAACAGTAATCATTCAGAGTGTTATTGAGATTAGTAAACAGGACTATGATGCTTATAATGAACGCATCGCTAAGATGAAAGAGAAGAATGGAAAGGTTGACAAAGGTAATGGATAATTATTTGACTGATGCCAAACAGCGTTGGGCACAGGAAGAACTTCTTCAGAAATTGCATGATGCAGCAGAGCGCCATAAAAGAGTGGTGATTCAGAAAGGCAGAAGGTTTGTTTAGTAAAACTATTGCGTATGAAAAAGGAAGATAGAATCAAGGTTTGGGAGAAGTACGGCCATCATTGCGCATACTGCGGAAAAGAAATAAAGTTCGAAGATATGCAAGTAGACCATTTCGTTCCTAAGAATCGTGGAAACTATTCACGTTGGAGTGATAAGGAAGGTAAGTATGTCGTTTCTCATGGTAAGGATAGTATGGAGAATTATATGCCCTCTTGTCGAGCTTGTAACTTCCGAAAGCGAGATATGAGTATAGAACAATTCCGTGAATCTATAAGAGAACAGGCTGAAGGTTTGCTTAGAGGTGCTGCAAAGTTCCAAGTAAGTATGAGTATCGCTTATGGTCTGCTTACTCCTTCTTTCGATAAGCCTATCGTATTCTATTTTGAAGAACAGAAAGGAGTAGTGTATGACTAGTATTAGCAATACAGAAAAAGCAGAGCCGGGGGTGTAATTTAAACTGTGTCAAGGCTTGTTCTTAACTTTCATTCCCACT